AATAATTCGTCGCATAGAACATGCCTGATAATACGGTCTTTCACTGCAATACTTGTAATAGGTCTTATTTTTCCTCGTTCTTGCAGTTCAAACTCATCCACTGATCCATTCTCAAGAGTCCTGTTAATCAGGTCATCTTGTATCTCGAAAATATACCGCAGAAAGTTCAGCATAAATCTTTGTGTCGATTCTTTCCACTTACTGCCTTTTATAGAGGCTTTATAAGCCGCATAGAGATTGTTGGCGTCGCAGAGAATCTCCTCGTATGTCATAATTATTCACCGTGATAGCAATAGTTACCGTAGTAAATTGCGTCCGGCTTTGTCATTTATCCCTTTGGTGGAACGGATAACATCTCCTTCCCTGATTGGTTAGATCAAAGAATCCGGACGAACCCCATTAGAGTTCGAAGCGTTGTTGTAATTCGCATTACCGTTGTTGTTCACATTGGCAAAGTTAGCCGAAGACACGCATACAAATACAGATGTTACCCTGGAAGAAACGATTTGATTTTGTTATCCCTTTGACGCCATTTCTTTATCAACTCGATTTCTCGGTCGATAGCTTTGATATATTTGCTATAGATATTCAAATCAACATTGAATACATCTACAACATGCTGTAATTGGCCAATCAACTGATTACAATTCACAATACCGGCATTCTGATAATCTCGCCGTATTTCATACTCATGCATAGAAGTCGGATACAAAGATTTTGCAGCTCTAAGATTTGCGGTTAATAAGGAAGCAGCTCTCTCGATCTGATTCTTTGCTTCCATCATAATATAACGATATTTAGCAAAATCTTCTACCGGATCTTTCCCATATGCAAACCGCACTCTTACATACTGATCGACATCTTTGACTCCGAAACCTCTACGCATAAGTTCAATCAGCATATCATGCAGCTCTATTGAATGAGCGATAGCTTCATCCCTCGATTCTTTTCTCTTTGCTGCAAGTACACTCATTAATAATCCTTTCCAGTAATCTCAGTGAATTCTTCTTCTGTAATCCAGTTCATCTTTACGGCGTTACGGACACGAGTTTCATTCCATACTTTCAGTGTATAGAAACGTTTTACCTTTTCAAATTTTTCACTATGCATCACGATGTTCCCCCTTTTTCTTAAAGTTCTACTCCAGCCATCATTGCAATATACTCAATATCTGACTGCATCTTGATCTTTTCCATTTCAGCTTTTGAAATATCCCGGAGAACGAACCAGTATTCATTCCCCATTTCTGTGATCTGTACCAGCTCCATATTCTCGTGAACTTCTTCTACCTCGCCATCGTTAATAGTAACCGGACTGCAATTATCTGCGAAAGCGTCATGGGAAATTTTGGTTTTGGAAATGAAATTATTTCCGTTCAACTTTAAATCGCCAATGATAGTTCCATCGGCAAGAGTAATAGAATAAGTTTTATTTTCCATTTTGATTTTTCTCCTGTTCTTCTATTTTATATCAGACTTCATTGTAACCTGCATACTTAACTTTGTCTTCGGGGCACTAGGCCCCTCAGAGTCATTAACCACCAATCACGGCATACGGACGAACCCCATGAGAGTACGAAGCGTTGTTGTAAATCGCAAAACCGTCGTGGCTCACATTGGCAAAGTTAGCCGAAGACACGACGTCCCTGAGCCAGAACCAAAAACGACGATTGAGAATAGACGGATTCAACATTGGTGCAGCGAACTGCTGTTTTCCGGTAGTATACTTATTAGGTATCATAGATCCGGTACTCATTGCAGCATATACATGAGTGCCATATACCATGATTTCGTTCATCAGCTCAACTTCAGAATCGAACCATGCACCAGCAGAAGGATGTCCGTCTGTAACAGCATTTGTCAGATAGTCTCGATGAGTGAGAACCATATCACCGAAAGCGGCTTTGAATGCAGTCTTTGCCTGCTCAAGTCCTTCTGTGTACATCTTAGAGCCAACGTATCCACCATCTGTAATGTTTGTGTCATTCATAACATGGTTGTACAGAGAAGAATCAGGAACGATTACCAGATGATGTGTTGTGAAGTCAGTATCACCGCAGCGCATGAAATAGTCAATATCCCAGATTCTCCAAGTAACACCATTGATCACCCAGTAATCCCCGATATATAGATTGTCAAAAGTTCCCGCTTTGATGGCGGCTCTCTGTTCCGCTGTAACAGAAGATCCAAGATTTCTTCCGCCCCAGATAAGTCGATGCTGTTCTGCGGATACAAGTCCCGCAAACTCTCTTGCGGCATCTTCCACTGTAATTTTCTTAGTTCCATTTGTGCCATCCTTGATAAGAATGTCTCCGCTGTCAAATCTTGACACTGCGGCATAATCAGTAAGTTTTCCCATTTTGAATTTCCTCCTTTATTTTGAAATGATTGATTTGATAACAACTTCCAAAGCTTCTATCCTCTTTTCGAGTGAAGCTACATAACCCATCTCTGCAAGAACAACGGCTCCTGTGAGATTCCGTCCATCACTATCGAGGATCGGACTGCCAGATGAATCCAGCATATTGTCCGTAATCTGGTAGCTGTCAAGCAATGAACTTTTCATTGACGTTACAACAGCCACTTTTTCGTCAATTTCTTTTGCCGATTGTTTGGCATAACGTGCTAATTGTAACGCATTTGCCATATATGTATTGGCATTATTTTCTGCTTCACAAGCATTGTTCGCAGCTTTATTAGCACTTTCTGAACATTTTTTTGCATCATTATATGCTTTTGCCGCCTCATTACTGGCAGCCTTACAATTATTAAGAACATTTACGTTTTCATCATTAATAGCCTTAATGGAATCGTAAATTGCCCCTCGTACTTCTTCACCTAAAATCGCCGATTTGATTCGTGCCAGATATGTAGATATTGCAGCCATTACATTATGTCACCTCCCTTTAATCTTCAACCCAGTCGATGATATTGTCCCCAGATACTGTAGCTGCGGAACAGCGAAATGCAAACCACTCTATAGTTACCTGCAATTTCTTATTGCTTTTTGACATATCTTTGTTTGTGAAATCGGTATTTGAAGTATTCACGAATGTAGCTCCAACCTGATTTGCACTTGGATGTGTGTAGAATTGAGTCATTCGGCAAGCATTGTTATGATTTGTTTTTATCTCCCGAATTCCGGCAAGACTATATCCAGAAGGTACTGGCACTTTAGCAGTAAGCGATGCCGTTTTTCCCTTTTTTATACTACCAGTTGCAACAACTGTTCCGACAGCCATTAAAGTGTTTGACAGTAGTACTTCTCGTCCGTTCACGCTCAAATTTTTATTAGATGGGACGTTCACTCGTACACCATTCATATCCGCAATTACTGATGAGCCAACACCATCGCCTCGGTATGCCTGAATAGCAGCAACCGGATTATTTGAGTCTGATCGGCATACAGTTTCTGCAAAATAATAATTTCTGTAAACATTTCGCAATCCAAGAGCTGTGTTACCAGAAATCAAAAGGACATCTCCATCCATTTTGATTTTTCCTTTTCCATTGCATAACTGAACTTCTGAGCTGTCCCTATTCCCAAGCTTTAACAGACTCGGTGAAAAATAAGCTGCACCATCGGCAACTTCGACATGATCCGTTGCGAAAATAGCTTTACCATTTCCAAGATTAATTTCATCGACCGTCATTACTGCCATACCATTACCAAGATTTATCCTAGTTCCCGAAAAAGAAGCAATCTTGTTACCATCTTTATCGACAATATAATAGGTATCAGAACTCATAAGTGTATGTGGTCCATTAGCTTTGCCGTTATCCCCAATATCACCGACAGCCAGTCCCTCATCCGTAAACTTCATGAACTTCGTAGCGGTTCTGGCAGATGCTGGAGAACTGATATTTCCGGTGATTGTGGCTGTATGATTTTTAATCGTAACAACTACTCTATCTCCATCTTCTGCATCCATTGCCATCGAAACTGGCGTTAATAACTCAGTACCGTCCAATCGAACATAAGTTACATCTCCATTTTTCACAACCGTACCATAGGCAGTGTTTTCAACTTTGCCAGTTTCTCTATTACCATTTGTAACTTCTGCAAACTGATGCAATAACCGAGAATCAAGTTCCATATGAAATCACCCCCATAATTTAGTAGTAAAAATAGCTGTCTCTGAAACGGGACAACCTGGTTCGCATTTGATTGTTTGATTTGTAACTTTCGCTTTTATGTTCTCAATGCCAGCACGTCTGTAATTTAAAAGAACACAGTCCCCTATACGAACCGGACAATATCCATGTGTATAAGTTACTGTGTACTCAAGACAAGAATTATTTCTTAAAAGTTGCTTTGCATATTCATCTATCTGTTTCTGTGTTGGATTTCCGACTATGTCCGGATCTGTCACTCGGTATACAATCTCTCGCCCCCGATTCACAGTTGAAATGGGACTATTCTCATCATCGTTCACAGCTTTTGAATACAGATAGCTTGAATTTGTGGAATAAATAACTTCCACTACATTTGGCAGTCCGTACATATCCCGTTCCATATCAATCTGCGGGTATAGGATGGAACTATTATCGTCAGTATATTCCCACACAGGCTGTAGTGATGCCACGTCCTGAATTGGGGCATAACCAACACGACCCATTTCATCCAAATCGAACTTAAATTTTGCATTAGAGATTAAGTCCGTTAAATAGGACAGCCATGAATCGTTCAGATTTGCAATGAAATCATAGTACAACTCTGTGTCATCACTCCCCATTACAACCGGCGCACGAATCTTTTCTCTTGTCAGTCTCGATGCAATATTCATAATATTCTGACCTTTGAGAATGGAATATCCTATGTCGGGATACTTTTCTTTTAACTCAATCAGAGGTGTATATGCATCAAGTGAAACGCTTTGAACCCGTCCGTCAAATCCAGTCTTTGGCGACTGAACCAATACCGTTGCCAATGGGTGTCGTTCTTTTATTCCATTTTGAATTGTTACAAGATAAATCCGAACATAGCATTCTCCTATCATATCAGTGCAGTCAATAGTTGCTGACCCAAGCGTGCTCTCCTCTTCATCACGAGTAATAGTGGATGACAGGATTTTGTCAAGCTTCGATTGATCTTTCCATGTACCTGGATCTACAACAAAATACTCAAACGTCTGTTGCATTGGTTTTGTCCAATCTGGCATTTAAGCACCTCCATCCACTCTCGTAATATCTAAAGTAACCGGGATCGTTAGTTCACAATGTTTCTGGTTGAATGACACCTGAACACTAGCCCAATAACCACTACCAGATGGTTCACGTACATAAACATCACCTGTATACGCTTTTAATCGTCTCAAAGCATACAGCGTTTCAGCATCATCTTTGATAACATCAACATTCCATGTAGAAGTTTCTCCAATCTGAGTGCCATAATAGGAAACGGGATGTCTTCGTCCAATATACTTTGCAAATGTCACATCGGTATTTCCCTTATCTGAAACATCCAGATTATATGGTAGTTTAAGCATTGATCCAGTCCAAGGCGGCTCATCCATTTCGTTTCCATAATCGTCAGCAATCACATCGAACTGCGTCCACTCTTCATCCCACTGAATAACCGCAGCGTCTTCACCAACAGGATATCCTGGAATATCAGAATAACTAATTGCACCTGTAATCGTTGACATTGCCACGATTCGGTATCTAGCATAGTCCAACGCTGGATGCGGATCAGTTATGAAGATTGCTTTTGAATTAACATCTCTTCCGATCAATTCTTTTCCGGAACTGTCAAGCAACATTTCCTCATTTGAATCGAGTAATTCGTCAGTTTCAACATGTTGATTTTCAATGTCTCTTGCTAGCTCTGTATAAGTACCGTCAAATTCCCTTCGATATACCGAAAGAGTGACGTCATCAAGCAAGTATCCATCTTCATCTTCGCAATATGGTCTGATATATGCTGTAAGGGTATCACTGTCTATTCCAATCTCTGCATCTGGAATAAACTCTTCATCAGTCCATGCTACAACGAATTCAGATGTTGCTTCCGCTGTAAGCCCCGAATCCATACTGACTGTACAATGAATTGTGTAGGAGATATTATTTTCAAGATCAATGTCTGAAGCGTTAATGATAACAAACAAACTATGTCCAGTAGCCGCATCAAAGTATTTTGAGTATACTTCATCGCCAGCACTGACTCTTTTTTCTTTCCCGTCATAGTCCAGAGCATCGTATCCTTCATTCGCAGTAATCGTAATCTGATAACCGATGGGGTTCTGTGATTCTGGCCCTGCTTTAGCAGTAATATAATAAGGAAAAGACGTAATTGTATCTTGAAGATTCCCCCCAATTCCATAAGCAGTATAAATCGTGTCTGTCAGGAAATTAAATGTATCCCAAAGCCAGTTATTGATTCCGCTGGTTCCCAGTTCTAATGTTGGCGGTGCATAAATATCGATTCTTCTCTGAATAGACCAGTCGCCGTACTCAGGAATTACACCCCTTGTACGAACTCGCCACTGAATCACGGCACCTTCATTGTATTTCGATGTATCAACTGTATAAGAACTTGTCTGGTCTTTTTCGTCTTCATCTGTACTGTTTTTAATCGTCTGAACACTTGACACACCATTAACGATCAACTCTAACTGGGCATATGTCTGACTTGAACTATCTTCTGAATTATGAACCCAGTATAGAATAAGGTTTTCGCCAACTATACCGGTTGTTGTAGAGGACCATGTGGTGGGAGCTGCCGGCGTTTTGCCCAGCACAATAGATACTGGTGAACACCAACCGGACTGACCCTGAGCGTTGGTTGCTCGGATTCTAAAAAACCATTCCTGTCCCGATTCTAATCCTACAATATCGACATATGATACATTTGAACTCAACGAAACTGTTGTTGTTTCTTTAGAATGATCGAAATATGCTTTCTTTGTGGTATACTCAACATCATAGCCGGTAGCATTGCTTACCTTGTCCCATGTAAGCTGAACACCTGTAGAAGATATCGCCTTGATCGTATTTATTTTAGATGGAGCAGACGGAATTGTGCCTACTCCATCCGAATACTCAGACCAGTCGCCATATTGTTTTGTTTTGCCCGAAACACGAATACCACGAATTCGGACTTTGTATTCTCCACCGGCTGAAACAGTACAGGAATACGCCACGTGATTGGTATCCACATCTGCGGTTCCGCTTTTAAATTTGTTCTTGTCATTCTTTACGATGTAAAATTCAACCTGTTTTGTGTTTTTATCATAAATATCAGCTTCAGCAGTAAGCTTAAACTTCTCGATTACAACCTTCGGAGCTGATGGTTTCTCTGGCTTTGTAGATTCTTTAATAGTGTAGCTTACTTTTGTTGACCAAACACATGTCCAATAACGAACGTCTTTTTTATCAACTTTATGAGTTGTAGATATTGGTTTTATATAAACAGAAACCGACGTTGCATTGGAGGGTGCTGTCCAAACACTTTGTTTGGCAGTGGTTGTGGTCTCATTACCAATAAAAGCAATTCCATTACCAGTTGAATATTTCCACATTACGGAATATTCTTTGGTATGTTTTCCCTTCCACACCCAAGTAGCATACACTGTACGTTCTGTATTCTTCTGAAGACCGATTTTAACCTTGGTTGCTTTCTTCTGTTTGGCAGCCATACTTTACACCCTCCCTCCTACTTTTGCTGCTCTGATAAGAGATTTAACTGCACTGGTAATATTACTTCCGTCATCATAGGTAATACCGTTAATGACATAAGAATCACCAGATTTGTTCCCGATTACTTTCGAGAGTTTACTGATTGCTGATACTACATCATCGTTACTTGCTGCATTTTGACGATTGCTCATCATTGTAGAAATTGCACCGATGTTACCAGTAATACCAATGGATTTTCCCATGCCAAGAAGCCCTGAAATCTTTCCTGCACCTGCTTCCACTGCACTAAGATCAAGCACCGGGCGAATCGTAGGCGTTCCGTCCATTCCATTTTCAATACTGTCTGTAACTTTTGAGATTGCTTTTTGTAAGCCTTCCCTTGCTGATAACGCAATTCTAGAACCGGCTTTATATGACGCATCTCGATAATCCGCAAGTGCATTAATGAAACCTTGTCCCGCAAATCCACCAATCGCATAGAAAACTCGTGATGGTGATTTGATTTTAAGATTTGCTCTTGCCGCTGCGGATGCGGATGCTGCCATTGATGCTGCCGCAGATGCCGCAGAACTGATGTTATCTCTGATACCAGAAGCAAACCCCGATACCAGATAAACACCTGAACTATAGAAGCTACCATAATAAGCTCTAGCACTGCTTGCACCAGAAGATGCGGCAGATGAAGCTGCTCCTGTAACCGTTCCTGAGTTAGCTCGCAATCCTGATGCCAATCCGGACATAAGTAAAATACCCGCAGACACAAAGCTGCTCTGTTTATTTGTCACATTTGCTCTTGCTGCATTTGTTATGGCTGACGCTGTGGATGATACAGTACTTAATGCTGATCGCATACCGGTTGCTACTGCTTTCGCAAGGTTTGTACCGGCCATTGAGACTTTTCCAACACCGGCACTTAATGCACTTGTAAAGCTGCTTACAATATTAGTTCCCAGATTTTTAAATGTGTCTGTGGAAACGTTCACATTGCTGATTGCTGATGCAAATCCAGATAATGATGCTGATGCACCACTGAAATCAATTCCAGCAAGATTTGATACTGCTTTTCCAATATCGTCCAGACCATCGCATACCGTTGATAAGTTTCCTGTAGAAATTCCATCGCAGGCATCAATACCATCAGCCAAACCTTCCAATCCAGACTGTAAATTAGTTGAAATACTAACGCCATTCCATTTTTCAACCGCTGCTGCAAATGAGCCAAGTGGTTCGATAACGTTTGCGAGGTTATATGTTTCAACATAATTCCATGCACCAATACCGCTTGCCAGACCGCTAAGACTCGTTTCAATATTTTCTGGAACCGTAACGTCTGTCCACTTTCCGAGAGCCCCTGCAAGATCGCCTAATGGTGTAGCCAATTCAGAAATGGCATCTGCTCCCCAACCACTGAAGTTGAAAGATTTTACTCCACCGGCAAGGCTCTGAAGACCTGTTCCGATATCATCTGGTACAGTTATTCCACTCCATTTTGAAATTGATGTAGCTAAATCACCAAGAGGTGTTCCAAGAGATCCGATGGCATCTGCTCCCCAACCACTGAAGTTGAATTGCTGAACGCCTTCAGCCAGAGATCCTAACTGAGTGCCAAGTCCCTCTGGAACCGTTACGCCAGACCATTTTTTTATGGATTCGGCAAGATCTCCTAATGGAGCTGCCATCTCAGCGATTGCCCCAGCACCAAATCCTGAGAACGTATTGAGTAATCCGCCAAGAGCAGTCTCTCCAAGAGCACCTGCCATTGCTGTTAAACCATGCCCAATTTCATCCCAATCCATCGTTCCGAACTTTTTAAGTGCATCAGCAAGATCTCCAAGTCCCTGTACTCCTAGAAGAAGTGAACCGCTTCCGATGAGTGCCCCAAGTCCACCCAAATTACCAAGTAGACCAGAAACAACGGCAAGCTCTGTAAGTGATCCTCCCATTCCGACAAGTCCTTTGGTGATCTCATCCCATGTCATACTGCCAAACTTTTTAAGTGCGTCAGCAAGATCTCCAAGCCCCTGTACACCAAGCAAAATAGCTCCACCGGCCATAACACTTCCAAAGCCAGCCAAATTTCCAAGTAAACCAAGAACTGTTCCAAGCTCTGCTAAAGCACCTCCCATTCCAACAAGTCCTTTTCCAATTTCTTCCCAGGACATTCCTCCGATACGAGAAAGAGCTGTAGCAATCGGATCTAAAGCCTGTACTGCGACAAGAATACCTGTTGCTCCAAGAAGTGAACCGAATCCCCCTACTGCACTGAGAATGCTTAACGATGCGGTCAATTCTCCTAACGCACCTCCCATTGCAGCTAATCCGTGTCCAATTTCATCCCATGATAAAGAGCCCAGTTTTTTCAAATTTTCCGAAATCTCATCGAGCGATTGTACTGCGACAAGGATACCTGTTCCACCAAGAAGTGATCCAAAGCCTCCTACTGCACTGAGAGCACTCAGAGCAACAGTAAATTCGCCAAGCGCTCCGCCCATTGCAGCTAAGCCATGACCAATCTGATCCCATGAAAGATTTCCAAGCCGTTCAAGATTTTGCGAAATTTCGTTAAGTGACTGTACGGCGATAAGCATTCCGGTACCGCCCAATAATGCTCCAAATCCACCAGCTTTACTGAGAATAGATAGAGAGGCTGTAAGTTCAGCTAATGCTCCGCCCATTGCTGTCAATCCACGAGCGATTTCATCCCACGAAAAAGTTGCAAATTTTGCTAAAGCATCTCCAAGCACTTTACATGCCTCTGCCAAAGCAATCATCGCAACACTTGTTGATAGGGGAACTTTTGTTCCGTTTATAATCTTTAACGCTACCGAAAGCTCAAGTAAACCGCCGCCCAATGCAGTCAGACCTTTTCCGATTTCTTCCCATGATAAATCTGACATTTTGACCATAGCATCTGCCAGTATCTTAACTGCTTCCGCTATAAGAACTAACGATGCACCTGCTTTTATCAATCCTTTAGATCCATTTGCAGACAAAATCTTTGTAATTAAGAATAGCGTACCGCTTAAAGCACCAAGCATAACACCGATTGCAGTTAAAGATTTTATAATCTTTTCTGCTTCAATCTTTGCAATGGAATTAAGAGCTACCGACAGAATTGCGATTGCAGCTGCAATTCCAACAAGTGATGCCACTTTTATCCCAGTAGTAAAGGAAGAAAGGGTATCTTTTACGCCACCTAAAATATCAGAAAACTGTTCCTTTATTTTAGATGCCTCTCCACCTTTAAAAAGATTTTCAATACTGTCCTTAATGGTGTTTATAAGTCCTGAAAATTTCTTAGCCGCTACGAATATACCGCCACCGGCTAATCCTGCGAATATATCTCCAGCTGAGACATTATCCGAAATCCATGTGAATACATTTTTCACAACATCGAAAATATTACTTGCAGAATCCACGATTACTGTTTTCACTGCGGAAAATACATCACCAAGAGATTCTACTTTTCCAAGTGCCGGATCTACAGCACTCATAATGTCCTTCAGAGTATTGAAAATACCGTCAGATAGTGTACTGAAGAATTCTTCCGTACCTGCACTCTCATTAAGTGATGTGAAGAAATCGCCGATTGATGCTGACACGTTTAATAACATGTATATAATTCCATTGAGTCCACCTGAACCGAGAAAATTCCCGATGGGAGTCACCAACGCAGTAACACCTTTTTTAAACAGATCGACTACCGAGAAAACGCCCTTAAATGTTCGTTTAAGTTTATCGGCAGTTTCTTCGCTTACTTCTAATCCCTCTGTAAATGAATGAAACTTGTCGATCATTCCGCTAAGCTGCTCTGAAGTAGTTGGTGGAAACACCTCATTGAATGCTTCTTTTACTGGCTTAACGATATCACCCAAGGTCTTAAAAATATTTTTGAAAGACTCTATGAGTTTCTCTCTTCCACCCAGTTCTGTAACGCCATCAATAAGCTCATCGATATTTCCAGTGAGTGTTTTAGTTTCAGTAGATGCCTCTTTCAACGCATTAAGTGTTGCTTCGTCAACAATACCAGTCGACTCAATGCCTTTTAACTCCTGAAACTGTTTTATTGCAGCTTGTGTAGCTGGACCGAGTATTCCATCAACGCCAGTTTTTCCGATATCCATGCCCATGTTCTGCAATGCCTGCTGAACACTTTTAACGTCGTCGCCTTTAGACCACATGGTAAGTTCACGCTCAACATTGCTCAGATCCACCATGCCAGATTTAAGACTATTTACAGCTTCTTTCAAGATATCAGATGAAACAGCACCTGATCGAAATGCTTTTTCCAAAGAACCATGCTGTTTGATAAGCTCATCCACATCTATTCCATGTTCCGAAACCGTAGCCTTCAGCTTCTCTTCAAATGTGGACGTTTCAATACCAGCTTCATTAATTTTGGAAATAAGCTTTTCCCAATTAGTTGTTAAAGCTCCCTCTAACAAATTATTTCTACGATCAGCTGAGGCATTGAGCATACTGCTTACTGAATCTGAAATTCCTGTAAACAGTTCTTTAGCCTGATCGAAGTCACCGACGATCAATTCCCATGTCTGTGTCCATCCGGATTGCGCAGCCTCTTTCAACGTATTGAATAACTGCGATAATGTCTTTACTTTTGTAGCTGCGTCATTTGCGGTCTGTCCCATTTTGATAATAGAAGCTACCTGCTCATCCGTATAGCCCATCTGTTTTAATTGAGCTTCTGATAAATCACCTGTGAATTTCGCCAGGGTATCTGTCAGAATTTCGGAAGTCAGCCACCCTTTAGATAATGTTTCTCGGAAAGAACCTTCATCCTTAATCATCTGATCAATAGCAACGCCATGCACACGAGCAGTTTCTTTTAATGCATCCTGAAATACCTGACCACCCATACCAGCATTTACAACTGAGTTCCAGTCCTGAAGTTTGACAGTACCGGCTGCCAGTGCTTGTGAAAGCTGATACATCGCTGTACTGGCCTGCTGTGACGTTGAACCAGATACTGCTGCGAGGTTTGCGATACCTTTAATAGCAGATACAGAAGTTTCCAGATCAACACCTGCGGCTGTGAAAGTACCAATGTTACGGGTCATTTCCGTAAAGTTATAGATTGTCATATCTGCATAATGGTTCAGTTCATCAAGTGCTGAATTTATATCTTGCAGCGTACTCCCTTTACTTTCCGTATTCGCAAGGATTGTCTGAATCGCATCGATCTGAGTTTCATACTCTTCAAAACCGCTTTTTACAGGTTCAATAGTTAATGCGGAAACAATTCGTTTTCCAGCATTTACAGCAGAGTTCGTAATATTGGCAAGAGCTGTAACTGCCATAACTTCAAGTGCTGAAAACTTCATCCGTACAGTTTCCACAGCCCCTGTGAGTCCTGACATATTACAACTTTTAGCTGCTGCACTGACATTTTCCAGACCTTTTGAGGCTCCCTGTAAATTCAGACTCTGTTTCAGTTTACTGATTGTAGACAAACTTGTCTGAACGTTACTTTCAAACTGTTTGTTATCAAATCGCATCTCGACAACTCTTTCGTCAACAGTCTTACTCATATTCTGGTAACCTCCTTCCATACTTCTTCTGCCATTTTGTCAAAAAGAGGCTGGATAGCAGGATTGATATAGTCTCTACCCTGCACCCAACCTCCGGTTCCGGTGCCATGTCCGTATTGCAGAATAATTGCAATCGGTACACCCTTATTCACATTTGAATTATAAAATTGAATCGCTGCCGATCCGCTTGAATGTTCGATTTCGTAATACCACGAAGCAGCTGTTGCTCCAGATTCAACAGGTGTAGCAGACGAAAGGGCATTCACTCCTTCTCTGCCATATTTGTCGAGAATCCCAAGTCGCATCGTTTCTTTCAATCTCTCGAAATAACTTGTGACTTTAGAGAAATCGCCCTTTTGTCTGAAAGAAATCATTAAAATCTCCTTATTTTGCCTGAATAAACTCAGCCTTTACGAATCCGTAGATTCTTCCATCGATACGGATGAAATACCAAAGTTCATCGTTGGAATCATAAATCTTATCGCAAACATCAATCAGATTTCCTTTGGCAAGCTGAGGCCATGATTTAATCTTTTTGTATTCTGTTCCAGCCCACTTACGCACATTCAGTTTGCTGGCTGTAACAACACCAACCCATTTCGGATTTCTGGAAAGAGATGTTGAACCGGATGTGGTTGTTCCACCATTATTGGAGCTTCCACTCGTCTGTCCAGCATCTGTATCGTATTTTGGAATGGCGTATCCTCTGATATATCCCCAGCCAACAGGAATTGTCCGCCTCTTTACTTCTCCACCATAGTTACCTTCAACGGTCACAATCGTTCCATCTTTAACGGATTCAACATAGCCAATGTGATCGGAGTAACCATCGTTCGGCTGTGTATTCTTGTCCCAGTTAAACACAATCACATAACCGGCTTTTGGAGTAATCGTTCCATCTTCCTCCCAGATTCCCATTTTCTTGAAAATCTTAACGTGTTCTTCCACACCGCATTCTTTTCCAATCAGTTCTTTCATCTTTGCTACGATTGCCGATGCGGAAACAGTCACATCGCAGTAAGAGTCGTTGTACTGAACTTTATATCCTCTTGGCAGATTTGTCGGGTCATCGTTGTTGTAAATGTCAATGATAATTCTCTGCTTACCATTAGATCTTCCATATCCGATCCAGGAACGTACTACCGCTAACACAGCTTCAGCGGTTCTTCCAGTAGTTCCATTTTGATTATTTGATGTAGTTTTAACGTACTGGTTAATCCATTTCACGCAGCACTGATGTCTACTCTGGAATTTCTTATCGCCAACCTGGTTATTGTTGCTTATGTCTTTCTGATCCAGCAGTAATGATGCATAAATGGTTTCCGGTGTATATGGTTTAGCTGCTCTTTTAAAAATTCTCTTAACAGGTGATAATCCACCCAAATGCTCGATCTCGCACCACATCATCTGAGCCTTAACATCTTTTACTCCAAACGCTTCTGCGGATTTGATGTATGTAGACATCAGCTGCTTGAACAGTTCGTCCTGACATTCTTTACCAGCAAATGTTGTAATAATTGCGATCAAGGCTTTCTTCTCTTTAGCAGATGGATTCCAGCCTGTTTTTACCCAATCCACAGAAAGCTTTTTCTCAATACCTGCGGTATCTGCTTTTCTGAATGCGGTCGGATCTTTAGCCAGAATCATTTTGCAGAGGGTTCGTCCCTCATTGCCATAGTTCTGTGCCCAACCTAATGTACAGGTCTTCTCATTGGAAGAATTCTGCCCTTTACCGGCATAAGCACTATAATTACGCTTACCATAAATCTGTCCGCCAGATTCAACAGCTCCGATAATATTGGTTAAAATTGCCAATGATGTTTTATCCATAAATCATCATCCTTTCGTATGCCATTTCTTCTTTCGAGCTTCATTTTCAGCCCGTCTTTGATTAATCAGTTCTCTCATGCTCTTCTTCTTTTTCGGTTTGTTCTCTTCGTTACATACCCGTATTAAAGTGATCAATCTATTCAGATGCCATTTTTCAAAGTTCACAGGAATTTGAAGTGCTATCATCCAGTAATAAATTCTTTCACTGGTTATTACTTCGGTGTTAGGAGTCTTTTTCTTTTCTTCGTGAAACCAAGTTGCGGTCATCGAATCTTCTATATAAGCATTTACCCGATCAATATGCTCAATTTCCAGACGATTGTAGACTTCTGGATTTACATTCTGTGTTATTGTCATACATCTGATATAATCTATAGTTTCTTCTGTGGTCTTAGGCTCTTTTGTTAGAAAGGGCTTATGCCATTTAGATTCCCATTTTGAAAGTGAGACCAGAGAATGTTCTAATGTCAGTTTTTGTTCCTTTTCTAATTCGACAAATTCTTCCTTGCTCTCATCCCACCCCTCAACCGGCGGTATCACAAGCTGTAACATTCTCTTATCCCCCTATTTGTTTTCATAGTTAAATATTTGATCCGTCAGGCAGCCCTTTATCTTCAAGTGCTTTTTTAATCTGAGCCTGCTGCTCCGGACTCGGAGTAGGTAAAATTCCATTGATAAATTCAGAAGCTGCATTGGCATTTGTTGCCAGCTCCATAAACAGTTTTGAATAAGCTTCTGTCTGAGAAAATTCTGCTGACAGTTCTGGTGATTTGATAAATCGTTTTCCATCCGGAGCCTTTACTCCATAAGATTTAAGAATCAGCTCCTTGAAGATCTTAATAATTTCCGGAAGATCAATAGCAGCTAAGAGTCTGTCAATCATTACGGAAAGACCTCCGCTTGTCGTATATTCCATTTCTATAACTTCAGCCTGTGTAAGATTGAAGTAAAATTCTTCTGTTCTGGTTACTCCGTTATAATCCGGATAAGTGATTTTTTTAATTAACATAGTTTCTCCTTTCATAACAAAAGAGCAGCCAGCTTACCTGAATACTGCTCTAAAAATTATTCGTAAGTTCTTGACAGTAATGGTTTTCCAGAACTGTCCAAAAGCAATCCGCCTTTTGAGTCTCTAAGATATCGGTGATAATCAATTAGTTCCTCAAGTTCAGAAAATACCGGCAGCCAGGCATCGGTCTTCTCTGCTCCGTACAATGCATCTTCAATAGCACGAAGAGCATTCATCATCCCAGACTTTTTAAACACAGTTGAATCGATTGTGATTTTTGCTGTTGCTCTGGAATCATCGATTGTGACCGGAGTAGTACTTACCTCCCATGAAAATGGGGATACATCCGGTGAATCGTTTACTGTGGAATGATTCTCTTCTGTTGGAGATGCAAGACAGTCATATACCAGATGAATCTTGTATCCATGATTATTTCCCTGCTCATCATTGCCAATGAGTGAACGATAACTGATTCCGAAGTGTTCTCGATCCTGCTGACTAATTGTAACGCCCGGTGCAAGTTCTTCTTTTCCCAAGCATTTCAAAAACGCATCTGGATAAGTGTAAGCCTCTATGGTTAATTCCAATTCCTCCGTTGACATCAGTGTTACATACTTGGCATTATTGGCATACAAAGCAGTTGGCTCTGCCCCGGATGGACTTTCTGTGATTCCAGATACCCCATTCCAAGGAGAACCTTTCGCTCGATTCTTATAAAGAACTACTCGATCAACACCAGTCTCGTAAAGACGCTCGCCGGTTTTGTCCCATGCAAGTCTCATATTTTACGACACCGCCTTATTTTAAAAGTTCAAGAATTTCGTCAGGTAACGGAAGCGTTGGCTGTTCTGACGCTGTTCCATACAGCTTATCTTCGATCAGTTTCAACTTATCCGCCGGAATCTTTGTTGAATCGATTGTCAGCATTGCACTTGGTTTGTGATTTTCTACTTCTACTGGAGTAGTACTTACCTCCCATGAAAATGGGGATACATCCGGTGAATCATTCACTGTACTTCTGTTCTTCTCAGATGGCGAAGCAAGGCAGTCATATACAAGATGAAGTTTGTAGCCAAAATTATTACCACTCTCATCGTTTCCAATAAGTGAACGATAACTAAATCCAAAGTGCTCACGATCCTGCTGTCCGATTGTAACTCCTTCGGACAGTTCTGCCGATCCGTCGCATACCTCAAATTCTTTAGGATAAGTATAAGCTTCAATGGTTAAGCCCAATTCCTCCGCAGACATCAGTGTTACATACTTAGCGTTATTAGCGTATAATGCTGTTGGCTCTGCCCCGGATGGGCTTTCATTTACAGCACTAAGTCCATTCCATGCAACACCAGTCGCATATTTTCCACTTTCTTTGGAAAATGGGTATAATACGCCTTTATCAACACCAGTCTCGTAAAGACGCTCGCCGGTTTTGTCCCATGCAAGTCTCATTATTGGTTTCCTCCTTAATAATAAATTTCAAATATATAATGATTTAAGTTGTCGGATATGTAAGGACGCACAAAGCGACATAATGGCAATGCAGAGATTTTATCCACAATTTCTGTATCTGGATCGTCATCAATAACAATCACAGAATACTTTTTCATGCATAAATAAACCCCGCCATTTGCATGTATTGGATCAATGTCGTCAATACTATACACAATAGCAGGGTAATTCATCTGCACACTTTCCGGAGGTTGAAAATAAACGTTTCTCGTTCCAAGAACCTCACAAAGAACTTCATGAAGTTGTAGTCTTCGATTTTCCGTTATAAACACCTCCCACCATTAAAATTAAACGTGGATACTGAACTTCAACCTTATGGATTTTCCATTTAGCACCCATGAATTCTACATATCGCATTGAGTGAAAATTCTGATAGGCATACGGATCTGCAATGATGCTAATCTTATTCGATATATTAATATCGTCATTGACTTTATCAGATGATTGAAGCTGTCTGATATTATCCATAAGATCACCGGAATACTTTCGTTCCGTAACCTGTTCTTTATACACTCCAGGCCTTATCTCTTTATTCTGTACATATCCAATCGTTCCATAAAACTTTGCCATTTTGAATTTTCTCCTCGTATACAAAGAGTCTGACGATTCATCATCCCTTTATTTAAAAATCTCTATACCGAAAGATTTTCATAAATTAGTTCACTGACATTATCTTTCAGCGGATCATTCAGAGAATCGTTAATCGTTTCGGCAGGTTTTATTCCCCCGCTGTTACATCCTCCTCGATGACGATAGCAGCATATACTCTTGTAAGAGCACCAGAACATCTTGTCTCAAGAAGAGATTTCTCCTGGTTAAAGTCGATATCAAACTGAGTGAAATGAGTGATTTCGCCGCCCTTTGTTGCACCAAGAGAATAATCCGCAAGGTTGGCAATGATTGCAACCAGCTTCTTCTTTTTATGATCAGATGTCGTTCTTGTCTTACCTTCAAACTGTTCAGCAGTATTGATGCTGCCGACATTGAGTGCTGTTGCCAGTTCCGCCTTTGAAGAGTAGATGCGTCTACCGTTCTGGTCTCTCGCAAGGAGCATCTGATTCAGCATATGCGGAGTGATAAACAGATCCGGTGTTCCGGTACCCTTGTAACTCTCTCTTGCGTGCAGTGATGTATCAATCATTGCTTCTCCAATAATGTAATTCTCGCCGAAATTAGCTCCGGTATTTGTGCCCTGAAGTTCTTTCTTCGCTGCTGCAATATCAAGATCGACATGAATTGTATAAAGATCATCATCTGTCCAGATCGGTCTGATGTGCTCCGGATCAATCTTTCCTTCATCCCCATCATCACGACCATCACCCAGCATGATTGCTGTCGCAAGCTCTTCGTTGAGGTTCATACGATCGATGTTGTACAGATATGCTACATAATCGAAATCTGTGATATCTACAATATCGTCTCTGTGTAATGCATTCTTAACATATACTGTCTGCGGATCTGTAGTTCTTCTTACCAGTTTAAAATTACCAGCCTGAAGTTTCTGCTTACCTTTGGTATATCCCTTTGCCCTGAGCGTATCGATATTACGAATATCAACCTGACTGGTTCTGATTCTGGCGATTGGGCTCTTATGAACCTTGTTCATAACTGTTGTAATCCATCCCTGATCACTTGTAATCAGTTCCGGTGCACCAGGTCTGACATCCTTATATTCTGGGAATAACCAGGATACATTTCCATCACCAGTCTGTGCAAATCCACTTGCAAGTGCATCATGCTGAAGTGCATTGTCATTTGCATAGATTTCAAGTGCTGTCTGGAAACTACCTACATTGCTAGTCTTTGCAAGTTTAAGGATAGCTTCCTGATCTGCATGAGACAGATAATTTTTGTTATCACGCTGATCGTTTTCAAATACATTATGCTTCATAGTTTCATCTCCTCCTTTGGATTCCTCTTCGTTTTCGGAAACACTGCCATTTTCAGCAGCATCTCCAATCATTGCATAGACAACTGTTTTCTGTTCTTCGGTGAGAGTGTCAAATACTTCTTCCATTGTTTTATCTGACTTCTCTTCACCCTGTTTTTCGTCTTCGGATGATTCTTTCTGATCAGGCTTCTTGTCATCGGAATGCTCCAAATAACCCATAATCATTTCATCATAGCCAATGATAAGACCGTCAGTTTCACCATCACCATGAGCAAGCACTTCATCAATAAATGCTCCTGGATTTGCACCGGCAAGCACAAGACTGACTTCTCTGATAATTCCATGAATTACATCTTTTCCAGTTTGTTTAAGCTGGTTTGCAAAGATAGATAACGAACGGACATCTCCATGCTTTACCAATTCTTTCGCTGTTTTACCGTTTTCGGTTTCATTAAATTCACAATATGCGTACACACCGTCATCTCTGTTTTCCAAATGTGCAAAACCTAACACATTGTTGGGATCATTGTGATTGTGCATCCAGACTAATGGCACTGTTACACCATTCTGTGATTTGAATGCGTCTTTTTTAATGACTCGACCATCTGTGCAAGTCAGGTCATTTCGTGTGGCCCAGCCACCAAAATCATACTTCATTTTGATTTTTACCTCCTGTATCTGCTGTCTCCTCTACCGGCACTGTTTCTTCATCTTTTGGATGACTGATGTTACTATTTCTCAATTCGTCCGCTTTAGGATCATCTGACGGTTTCCATCCAATTACCTGTCGCATTTCATTTGATGTGGCAATTTCGTTTCTGGTGAATTTGTCAGCGATTTCCGCAAGATCTGCTACTGGAACTAACTTGAATGGGTCTCGGAAGAACTTGATAGATTTGTTTTGTGACCTAGCAGTTTTAGATAAGAATTTCCTTTTCATTTCGTCCACAATGGCAGAAATAATCGGTTCAATCGTTCGGTTATAATAATTCAGCATAGTTTTGTCATCCGCAGTCCCATCAAGAATGCTTTGAGTGATACCTAACTGGCTGTAAAGCATACTCGTCAGATATTCAATCTGTTTCATCAAGTTGTTTTCCAACGAACGATTCAACTGTGTGATCTTTTCCGTACCATCTGTATAAGCGATTCCATACTTAGAACCCGCTAACTGCTTTTCAATGTCTTTCCGTCGCTGTTCTGCCTGCTTTCGTCTTGCATCTGATTTGATTACATATGGCAACTGAATAATTAAATCCAGTTTCCCAGAACTGCTCTGTTCGTCTACTGCATCCAGAAGATTTAATTTCCGAATCAGTCTTTGCATAGTAGAGTTCGGCTCATTAATTACTGCATAAAGTGGATTTTCAACAACAGCAACTGTATCTTTAGGGACAATAATGTCCTGTTTTCTTCCAGTATTTTCATTGTATAATTCCACCCGTATATGCTTTGGATACCAGTCTTTAATTCTTCCAACTCGCATAGATAAAATCTTATAACCCGTTGTATCATCCGGATCATCATCTGTATCAACCGGAACAATCGCAATACATCCTTCGTCCATCATGGACATAACAGCGTCCTGAATAAATGCCCGCCCTGTCTGGTCAATGTTTGCCTCGATGGATAAGCAATTATTTAATCCACTATCCACAACACTACAAAACCGCCCTTCGTTATCCAACTTAACATGTTGAATATCTATGGCGGCCACATCTAAAGCTATTCTGTTATATACCGATGTAACGATTGATCGTTCATTACCACGAGTAAGTCGAAATCTATCTGGTCGGTACGAATATCCTGACCCAATATCCCGAAATCCAGATGTCGGATCTCGATTAAGAAACGCATTCCAGGCATTCTTAAACCTGGAGCCTACTGATATTTCCATTTATCTCTTCTACCTCCCCAATTATTCAAAAGCATCCTTATTCGCTTTATAAGCAACATAAGCATCCATCATTGCAGCGACTGCATCGATTTTATGGTCCAAACGCTTCTTTAATAATTTTCTGTTACCGTTTGTGTCTTCCAAAGTGATGCAGTTTCCCATTGTGAATGTCATCAATTCTTCATCGAAAAGAAGCATTCTTTCTTCTGATAATTTCTTTAATTCACCCAACGGGACAGATTCTGTTCTTGCACCCTGTATAACTTTCTCTATTCCAAACGGTCCATTTTCATTAGACCATCTCTCTACAAATTCTTTTGCATTGTATGGATCATAACCAAAACTACGCACATCATAACCGCACTCAATAATATGGTTGTCCAAATCTTCATAGACTTCCATCATGTCAAGAACAGTTCCCTCAAGAACAACAAGGCTTCCCTCTTTCATGAATTCGTCATATTTAATTCTCATAGCTGCTGGAAGTTTCATTAGAGTTAATGATGAAATGTAGTTTCTGGTTTTAACCCCAAAAGAACCGTTAGATAACGGAAACAAGAATGTAAATGCACAGAAATCATCACCCTGTGATAAATCTGCACCCAGAGAACATGGCATTTGCCAATAATCCCTCTTTCTATGAGGAAGCGTCTCTTCATAGGTGAAATAATACGTATAGCCCTCCATCGGAAGACCGAAACGTTTTGCAAGAATGTCATTCCTTGCCGCAGGAGCTTTCTCAGCTCTTTCAACATCCAGTTGATATGTTTCATATCGGACAGTCTTTCCAAGATTGGGATTTGCTTTTAGCCATTTGTCCGGATCTCCAACTTCATCTATGGAGTCAAGCTTATACCACCAGATTGAAACATGTGGATTGATGTAATCCCCTTTTAAGATGTCCATCAATTCCATTTTGATTGTATCACCCGCACCGTTACGAACTGTACCTTCTGAACTGATTGCTACGATCAGATAATCTTCTACTTTTGAAGCTCCTTGCTCTATAGCACCAATAACGTCTTCTCTTATATCTCCGGATAACCATTCGTCAACAGTTGCCATTTTCAACTGAAGTCCCTGGAGCTTATCGATACGCATAGGACGGATTTCCAGTAATGATCCGGTTAGGAAATTCTCAATTCCTTTCTTTGTAGGTGTCAGTTTTACACGATTTGCTTTTGAACCCGTTGTGTTTTGTATAGATCCATCTGTAAGAAATTTATAGAACGGTCCTCGCGATCTTGTAATGGCTGTACGGATTGGTGATAATACTTCTTCCGCCTGCTTCATGGTTGGAGCTGTTGTGATCTGATGGGTCGTAGTTACATCAACATTAAGGAAATAATTTTGCAGGCAGGAACCATACATTGATTTCGCTGCACCTCTGGCAACAATAAGATATTGTTTATTAACCAGTCTTCGTTTAATAGATTTCGTAACATAATGCCCACCATGACCGTCTTCGTATGGTATATACACTCTTTTCTCTTCAAAGTAATACCAGCCAAAAATTTCTTCAGCCCAAACTTTAAACGTATCAAGCAACTTGAGATCTGACCCATCTGTCAATGTAAGCTCATGCTCGCAATAACTGATAAATCCCTCAACTGCCAGATCATCATAGTACATTCCAGGATTTGCAATAAGATCGTCAATCCGGTTCATTTCCATTTCAATCTCTTTGCATACCGGAATCTCGCCTCGAATTACGGCATCTCGAAACTCGCCGTAATATTTCGGGACGGCAGTGTTTGATAATGCCATATTTCTCTCCTACTGTTAATCGTCATCATCCTTATCGTCAGGTGATACTTTCCAGAATTTGCCAATCTTCTTATTGTCATTCGCCTGGAAAATTCTTGCACTTTCCTCTTTGCCAACTGCTGCGTCCAGGTATTTCTTAGTTTGATTGAGAACTACTCCTGTGACGACAGTTTTTGCAGCTTTTTTAGGAGCTTCCCGGATACCCTCTTTCACTCCTTCTTTCACGCCGGTAACACTGTTTCTGACACAAGTCTTAACATACCGTTTTCCAGCATCAACAGCCTTTTGGCTAATGTCACTCACTTTTACCCCTCGGAACTTTGATACAATCTGTCCAATTTTTGCTGGGTTTTTATGTACGTAGTAAGCGGCTGCTGCAACGGTTGCTACGCTCATTCCAACTCTTGCGATTTTCTTATTCTGTTCTGTTTTCTGCTGAGCAGTAAAAGCGTCCCCGGTTCTCTTTCTTCCTGCGGAAGCTAATGATCCGTCAGAATTCTGATAACGCCGGACGCCCCACTTCATTCCTTTGACGCCATGATGTTCCAAGAATACACTATTATCCATTTTGATCCTCCTCCACTTTTGCATTTTCCGCTGCTACATTCAATCTTGATTCGTACTCGCTGACCTGTGCTTTATAACATTCCAACACTGCGGTACTCATTGGTGGATCGAAGAGTAACTTCACTTTAATAAACATATATGACTTAACCAGATTGAGCTGTGCTTCATCTTTAATAAATTCGTTCCACGTTGAGTTTTTATCGACTATCATAAATCCATTATCCGGACCAACACCCAACTGTGTTAAAATGGAAAAAGCGGAATTGATATGCATCAGTATATCCGGATCGAAATGTTCATACTCTTCTTCAACGCCAAGCATCTTCTTAATTGATGTAAGTATACTATCCATTTCAGCACCCCCTTTTTATTATTGTCTTTTCCAAGGACAAGTATCATACATACTTCGTTCCTTCGGTATACATGGTAATAAGCTCGCATCTCCGTAATGAATGGCATTATGGGTTGATAAAACCGTAGTAATCAAATACTCTGGATCTAACAATCTTTCTGTTTGATAAACTATGTCTTTTAATTCAATCGGATTCATATGATGTATGAGAATTTTTCCATGTATTTCATGTCCTTCAATTCCAAGATCGCATCCGTTGTCTCGAATAATGACTTCTCTTCTGATAGAAGCCCATTCTTTTGATCTATAAAATATTTGATTCATATATCGATCAAATCCGAATGTCTCTTCTCCAACAATTCCACCCAAACATAAATATTCATACCGTTCTTTAAAAGTTGCCAATCTCTTTAATTCTGAATACGTTCTAATCATCTTCATCACCATGACCACTGTAGCCACGAAATGCCCTTAATGCATCAGCATACATCTGTTCCTGTCGTTCTATAGATTTAAGATTCTGAGTCTTTGCGTCTATTAAATCTTTCTGCTTTTCCAAAATCTCTTTTTCTATTCGCTCTTTGGTGGAACCCAATTTTAGATAGTGAGTAATAACCTGAGACGAAGCAGTTCCTTCTCTTAACTGTTTTTCAGCTAAATCGACTGCAAGTGAAATTAATTGATTTTCTCTCGCTTCCGGTGTCAATGCAGGACGCATCATCACTGGAGTATCATTCACAGCTTTTTTTCTGGTTCTTCCCATAGTTGATGCCTCCTTTCCTGTCGTTTATCAATAGTTTCCCTATACTTTCACCGGTGTTTAGATAGACTTATAAGTCCTTGATACGCATTCCATCTGCTGAAAGGAGATAAAAAGGCAGCGTATACCAAAAACCTATAAGCCTATCTAAACACCCGTACCAAATTGTTTTTCAAAAAATATCCCCCGGGAAAAAATAAAGACCGGCGCGATGCGGGGAGGGGGTGTATTTTTCGCAGACCCCCTCTATCCTTTTAATTTATCGTTCCAGTCTTAAATGATATTGTTTTATATTTGTTTTTCGATTCATAAGTGATTCGAGCTGTGTTTTCATCATAGAATCACCATCATTTCCTTTGAAATTCACTTCAATAAATTAAAGTCTATTAATTTTTATTGGGTTTTAATTGAAGCACCATACCCGTAAGCCCTTTTTATGGAATGTTTTACCTTTCTGTAAATACCTCTGAAATCATACTTAATTATTTCATCAATCGCTCTCTCAATTTCAATTCTGTTTTCTTCATCAGAAAGCTGATCAGATGTTCTGGCAATTCTGCCTAAATAAGCACTTGAATGATAACCTTTTTCCTCATCAAAAAGAAACCAGTCATCAAACTGTTCAAAAGGATCGAAAGGATTATCGACTGTAGTTAATGCGCATTCATCAGTCATTTAATAATCTCATCCCTTTCCGTTTAAATACTTAGAAACTGTAGAAGTTGAAATGCCAAGAGCATCGGCAATTTCAGAAGTTGTATAGCCAGAAGAACGCATCGCAGAGATTCGGTTCTGTTTCGCTGTACTTAAAGAATTTGTAGCACGAGGCGTAGCTCTCTGACGAAGAGTATCAATGTTTGTGTTATTCAAGATCTGAGTCAGTTTGTGTTCGCTGATCGCACCTGCCTGAATTGCTTCCCACTCACGATCAGTAATCTCTACCGGGGTACGCTTAGCCCCCACAGCGGTACGTGCCACCGACAGTGCCTGCTGATTTGCTTTCTTTATCTCAGCTTTGGTCATGTCAGGATTTTCTTTTCGCTTTGCTGCAACCGAAGCATTAGCCATCACCTGGGCCTGGCGTTCACGAGGAGCATTTGATAATGCCACGTTAAGTTTGGCCATCAAAGAGTTTACCTCCCTCTGGTAGGTGTTCTTAGCAGAGGCAGAGTATGCGATTTTGCCAGTATTAATCATTTCTCTTCTGGCTCGATTAGCCAGCGATTTCATAGTGTTAGCATAATCAGCGTATGCTTCTTCCTGTGGTGTTCCTGAAGACAACTCACGAGCATCCTTAGCTTCAGCCATCTTTGTACTCTTCTGGGTTCTTATACGAATCTTACCATCTTTATCTACATATTGTTCTTTTACAGTTTTGTAAGACAATGAACCATCTGGATTGATTATTGGTGAACCCTTTCGCTTATCCACCTGCTTTTCAGATTTAGCCCTTGAAATCAAAGTTGATGCACCTTCATGATAATTTCCATCTTTGTCAACGCTTCCCTGATATTTCTTCTTTAATGATGCGATGCCGTTATCGATTTCACTCTGTTTATAGTCCAACGCATGTTTTTCAGCATCAATAACAACCATACTATGACGGATTGCTCTGGTAAGCTCTTCTTCTGTAGCTCCTTTCAAAGTCATGTCTGTAATTAGATTGGATACTTTTCCCATCTCAATCTGTTTATTACCCATTTTCTTATAGGTTTTTCCATTTCTTGAATAGTACTCAATCTCTCTCGAACCAACTGTTTCGACTTTTACAGGAGAACTTGAATCCGGACCATAAGCTTCTTTTGTGTCGAATCCGATCAAACCCTTTAACTGTGGAGTTGATGTGATTCTAACCTTACTAGAAATAGAGTTACATGGAATAACCATAACAGTATCGCCATCAAAGTCAGCTCCGGATAAACGATCAGCATTTGTTTTGTTGATTCCAATCGCATCCATAGGAGTATTACCAAGAACACTCTTTCCTTCCGGAAGTTTATTATTGACTTTCAGAATTGGAATCTCCGACGTTCCTCCATGTGGATAACGAATCAACGCTACAGTTTCTCCATCTTTATAATTTGGAGCATAAACCTCATTGTCTTTTAAAGATGGTAAAGGTAAAATAACCTGATAGCTTTGTCTCGGTAAAGCAGCAGCTTTCAAATGAACAGCAGCGGCATCGCAATCATCAGCAAATGATTTTAATAACGCTTTCTTTACAGTCGGATTGGTAAGGGCACAAATTTCATCAAACTCCGACTGTTTGTCTGCTTTCGCAAGACCAAGCTGCTTTTTGATCAAACTCAGGCTCTGCTTAGAAAGAAACTGTGATGAAAGTGATTTGCTCCATTCCCCCCAGTCACCTTCCTCAGCACGTTTATTAATCACAGATAATGACTGTTTCTTTCCAGTCAGCGGATCAGTATATTTACCTTTTGGATCATCATAATAACTTTGTCCGCCATGCTCTTTGATAAGTGAGCCAAATGGATTGTTCGGATCATCTTTGATTTTCTTCAAAACCTCTTTTGTTGGTGTGCCAGTATGTTTATTTGTGTTAAATATGACATCCACACCATCTGGCATATTGTCTGAATATACTGCCATACCTTTAAGATAATGAGTTCCATCAACCATGATTCGCACCTGTGCGTAATGTGAATCACCAAGCGAAATATCTTTAACACCTCTTCGCAGTTCTATGACACCATCTTTGTCCACTCCGCCTTCTTCAGCATAACGAATTTTCAATCGTTTGGAACTCAGACTGGCTGGATATTCAAATGCTTTTCTGTAAGACTCTCCCCCATCATAAGAAATATAATCTCGCAAAGAATGAACATTTTCAAAATTATAGATATCTTTATGTTCGGTTCCTGGAGGACAAATTACTTTGATGTTGGTCTGCTTTCCCGGATTTGTAGCTTGCGGAACACCTCCACCATAAACCGGATAACCTTCTCGTTCCAAAATATAAAGAGCCTGGTTAAGTTTCTCTTTAGAAATACCAAGTTCTCTTTCTACTCCTGTTCCAACATCAATCATACCTTTGGTGTTGATTTCTTTTCTGATAATATCAGCAGTAACTTTTGCCTGATTCATTCTTTTTTCAGATGTCTCGTTTAAAAGTGTTCTTACTGATGAATCATTTGCAAAACCCATTTTGTCAGCAATTTCGTTCAGACTATATCCTTTTTCTCGAAGTCCTTTCGCTGTTGCTACCTGAAGAGATCGGCGTTCATCCTTAGCAAGACTAATCTGTGTACGAAGCTGCGTCGTTGTCAATCCAATATTTTGGGCAATGTCTGTTTCGCTCATTCCTGATTTTTTCAGTTCAGATACTCTACTCAGGAAATCTCCACTATGCTGATACGGATTTTCACCAGATCCATATGGATACCGACCAGATCGTCGTGGCATTCCATAATGTATTAAAAATTCTTCCATAATCGAAGTCATGGTTTAGCCCTCCTGATCTTTTAATTTCTTGATTACTTTATCAAAAGTAATGATCTTATCCATTATTGGAACAATGTCTTCAGCTGTCGGATTATGATACAAAATTTCATTATTCTGATACAACCGCAGTTCCATTTCAATATCTGCTGGTTTTACTTTATATTCCAAACAAAAAAGAGCAGCATAAATTTCTAACTGTTCCATATGTGCCGGGATCACACCGGTCTTCAGATCATGGATTCTTAATGTTCCATTTCTGAATAAAATAGCGTCTGCTGTTCCGAAACAGTTATCCGAATAATATAAAATCTGTTCTGGAGTCATCTTAAATCCGATGGCATCGTTCACATACATATTTAATGTTTTCTGTGATTTCGGTAACTTCTGACCGAGTGCTATGCACTGAGCAGCAAAAGCATGTAATATAGTTCCCTTTTGTGTAGCAAGAAATTTTGAATATGCTTCTGCTACTTTATCAGCACTGTAATTAATCCAGTGGTACTTACTGGCACCAAGAAAGGCGTGCTGACCCTCAAGGTTTGAATGTTTGTTGAAGTTCATTCAATACTTCCTCTTTGTTTTCCGGATATATGAATCTTGAAAAAGACATGTTATCCATCCGATTCACATAATAATCCTGATTTGGTTGTTTCTTTGCGCCGGCACTTTTTTTACATTCCAGAGCAGCCCACTTGTCATTATGAAGAACCAGTAAATCCGGAATACCTTGAATATAAGTCGGATCGTTTTTCATTACGATACAATCTGGAAATCTTTTTTTGAGTTCCTTAATCAGATTTGCCTGAAACTTATTCTCTAACACAAGCACTACCCCTTTCATTATCACAAAATCAAAAGAGGATGGTTTTTATAAAAATACTTATTCTACCTCTTCTCTTCATAAAAGGGAATGTTTTTTTCGCGCGCAAAAAAAGACAGGGACACGATGAAGTATCTCTGTCTATTGATATAAAAACTTATTTTTCTTTTTTACGATTAAAGACTTACTAATTTTATCAGTAACACCCTTTATCGCTTCTTTTCTTTTTTCCTGCTGTTCTAATTTCTGAACAGCTTTCTTTTCTTTCTTTTCCATTTTCTCTGCTTCAGCATCATCAAATATTTTCTGACTTGCTTCTATCACGTCTGCTGTTATGTATTTTAAATATATGATTGATCCGGGATTTACTGAAGCACCCTGTTTCGGATTAGAATCAATAACCTGCATATCTGAATAATCTTTATACTTAACCGCAGCCTCTTTTAATGTTACTTTACTCGCAACTGATTTTAATCCGCAATCTTCTAAAAGTTTAACAGCCTGATCTAGTTCCAATAAAAAGCCTTTACGATATAATTCGGGGACTGTGATGTGTGAATCTTTATCTGGTTGTTGATCGATTACTTTATTTGCTACTTTTACAGCAACTCCTATTGCAGCTGGAACTGCCGCATCAACAACAGCATTACTTATTATTCCACCAATACCGTTTCCGGCTTTCTTATTCTCTCCCATGTACCATCCCTCCATCCAATGGTAATTTCAGGGCATTAAAAAAGTGCGCCCCACCTGAGAGACGCACTGAAAAAATGCTTCTCCCATTGTTGCCACACAATCTCGTTCCGTTCAAGGGTACAAGTAAAAGAGAGAATACACTTTTTACCAAAGCTATTCCCTTGAACGTTTTATACAATATATGATTGTGTGGCTCTTTTAGTATAACACGAACGAATGATAAATGAAAGAGGATTTTATGCAACAATGGTTCTCGCCCGTTTCTTTATATCATCATAAGCCATCCTACTGCCATCCGTAAAATATACAACGATAGTCATGTAATCATACGGTCTGTAATCCATGACTCCTTTTGAAAGATTTGGATATACTTCTTTGAAATGATTGAAAATATCCTTCCATGTCACTTTTCGCTTTGTACTCATCAAAAATACCTCCGTAAATCAGTTTGGTCAAAAACCCACTTTTATTGGCCATATTTATTTATATATTTAAACTTTTTATCATAATAGTTTGAGTAAAAAAGTGGGAAAGTGGGCAGAAAGCCCTCAAACCCGCATAAATACTGGGTTTTTGCTGGTCAAATCCGGGTTTTTGAAAGTGGGCAAAACCGGGCAAATGGCCAGAAAAATGACCAAAATGCCGATTTTCAACGCCCTCAGTCTCCCATTTTTTCATCTCTGGTCAAAAATAAGTGGGCTTTGGTCAAATCCTAAAACCCAAAAGTGGGCAGAAATCTGACCTGTTACTACCAGGATTTTTAACGTAGATTAGACAAATTTCTATCCTAGATTAAAAATATTCGCCCAGATTTTACTTCCATACCTTGCCAGTTTTCTTATCTTTTATTACAATTCGCTCTTCAATGTGGAAGCCGGATAACTCGCAAATTGCAAAGATCGTATCCAAAAGCTTATGAAAACGTTCGTCTCCTTCCTTGTCAATATTCTTAAAAGCATTATAAACAGTCGGATCAGAATATCCCTCACTGTTCTTTCTCATATCATCTTTACCCATTAGCTTCCCCTTCCACAAGTTTTACTCCTCCATACACCCAGAGATCTTCTTTCAATTTGTCCATATCCAACTCTCCGTCCTGCCATCTCTCATAGTACTCAAGCACTAAATCTGTGAACTTTGGAATACGTTTAGCATACGATTTAGTCCAGTAATGATCCATCAAGACTTCAAGCGGAAGCGTGATCAACAGAACCATAGCGGTATTCACAGCATCATCTGTAGCCTCTTTTTTCACTCGTTCAAGTTCATCTCCGATTTTGTCACGTACCATTTTGTCCAGCTGCTCCTGAGTAAGAGTATATGTAACAGTCTTGTATTTCTTTTCTTCTTTCCTGGCACGTCTCATCTCTGCTCGTCCCATAAACACTCTCCTACAATAAAATCCAGTTCTTTTTTGAGAAGAACAGATACACACCCAATATCACTGTAAATAAAAAGAACGTTCCATCCCAATCACAAAGTGGAATAGTGAACGCTCCGAAAAGTATAAAAATCACTGCAAATATTTTATTCATTATCAATTCTCTGTTCATTCTTCTCTTCCTCCATAATTTCAATCCCTGGTAAAGACATAATCATCCCGTTGTTGTAGCATTTTCTCTTTTCTGTAGCACAATGTTCGATACAACGCATAATTCTGTCTACCAGAGCATAAACACATAAATATATGATTAAGAAACTGATAAGCATCTGTAAAAATGTTAAATTCATTGTCCGATCCTCCTATGCAAATTTTCCATAAGCCTGATGACGGAAGTGTCTCATTGCTCGATTATCTCTTGAACTGTGTTCCATATATGAATACTCAGACTGCTTTCTCTGATCCTTCATCTGCTTTTTAATTCGTCTTTCTTCACATGACTGTTTTCTAGTTCTGCTCATCCATTGTAACCTCCTTGTTATCGGAATAATACTTTATTTCTTCACCATCTACGATCAGCTCAGAATATGGAAGAGACTCAATCCATTTACAGAACTCTCGCCACTCATCCAGCTTGTGATTCTTCCGCTGTCGGTAAATATTCGCCAGCACCTCATAATTAAGTTCAACGTTTGCGGTTAAATGGAATCCCATTGGAAGCAACTCAATAATTGCTCTCCAATATTTTTTTTTATTTGTTTCATTAAACATGTTTGACAACCATAACAGAGTGGAACGTACCGTATCAAACGTTGAAACAGCCCTTTCGCCAACTTCATCGATTCCTTCATGATCAAAAGAATCCAAGTCAAATCCCATTACGTGGATTTTATGCATCTTAGAACAACTATTCCTAACGGTTCCAATTTTATAAGTGTCGAATTCCGACCACCATGCATGTCCGGCAGTAATTCTCACATACACCGGCATCATTCTCATGTACTTACGATGCTCTGTACCTGCGTTGGATAAGCGCTGCATAAGAGATTGATCGTTTTCATTAAGATTGAATATCTTATGTGCAGCTTTATTTTCAACGTTGAATATATAAGAACTATAGCTATCACTCTTCTCCCACGAATTCATTGGATTTCTCATACCTTCAATAATAAACTCCATCTGCTCTGGACTCGCCAGAACTACGTTCGTTAATTTAATGCTCATTCACAATAGCCTCCCAATTCGATATTTGTAATTTTGTTAGCTTCGATCTCCAGGATTTCCACTTCAATATCGGATACATCCTCAACGACGGACATCCAGCCTCTTGCAATTTCTTTTTCATAAAGTTCTTTGATCATTAGATCTTTAGCGGCTTCCGCCTCATCCTTTTTCGTATAGATACCAAATATATTTTCGATATGTCCATATCCGTCATAATAGGTATTTCCATGAACTACGTATAAAATCATCCTTTTTCCGCCCCAGTGATATAAATATTGACAGTATTTAATATTTCTTCTTCGTTATCAATGGATATAACTTTAGCATTTCTAAACGCTTCTGATAAAACATCTCTAAACCCATTTCTGATTAAGCAAATCTCCTCATTTTCTTCGTCCACAATACGCACATCATTACAAGATATAAGCGGTAAAATATCTCCAAGTTTAATCATTGTCATTTCCCCTTTGGTATTTTTAAAATATCAATAATTTTCAGCACGCTACGTACGTTATCCAGCTTTATACCATTTACCTTAGAAGCACCTTGTTCTAAGAACCATTTGATTTCTCCGTCGTCAACATTATAAAAATCTGGACGTAACCCGGCTAATTTTTCACAGGGTCCGATTCTTCCATCAATATATACGGGATGAAGCAACCCAGCTTCTATTGAAATCAATCGTCTGTATTTATCGTATTTATAAGGAATATCCAATTTCAGACATAACTCTCCAAGAACCAGTTCAAGTTCTTTCGCACTATATCTGTGAATGACTATATTCATTTTCCACACCCTCCAAAGCTTTATCTGTGCTCATTCTTAGAAGCAATTATTGTAAACAACGTCGAATCAAAATTGTTCGGATAATCATATTCCTTAACTGGTGTTGCTGTTACCGACATAATTTCCCAGCCATTTTCCTGAAGAGATTTCAATTCTTTATCCAGGTCATTCGCTAAATTGCATACTAAAGTTCTTTTTCTTGCTCTAACTTCAAATGCTCGTACAACCATATTTCTCCTTTCAAATAATGCGGGCGGTGGACTATGCCGCGTCGTCCGGGGTGCTAGCTCTCGTATTACATTTATTCCGCTTAGGTAGTTTTTCGTACCTGGAAGTCGTCACTGTGACCTAAACCGCATTATTAAATATCATTGTTTTGTTTCTTCTTTAAATATTGGCTTTACAGAATATCCTCCAAACTCGGTGAAGCGAAGATTCAATCCTTTCAGGCCTTCGTTCTTAGCATATGCAGCAATTAAACCCATACAAAGTTCAAATGTTTTAGAATCAACAGATAACCCTGCTTGAATATTAAAAGTAATGTCATTGGCCGTTTTACTCATCGCCACTCTCCTCATAAGGAATCTGCTCAACATCGCCACCCTGTACAGTCACTGACTGCATAAGTCTTCCAGTCTCTTCATCGAAGTAGATATTATCCAGAGCATGATCCCATTCATCAAACTGCTCTACAACGTTTCTACCCTTAGCTCGTCTCATGCTGATAAGCTCATCATGAACTACACGTCTCCAGCCTCTTGCAATTTCCATACGACTCTGAGAAAGGATGTTATAAAGACCATTTTCAGTCACAAAATTAACTGATCGTCTCTGGCCTGCTACTACTAATGGTAGTTTCAGCTTTTCGTCTTCTTCACACATCTCCAGCATCTTCCATTCGTTACCGGAGCTATACTCGATAACGTGACTGATATCTTTCGCTTTAAATAACGGAGCATCAAGATCTCCATACACATTAAGAAGCTTTCCTCCAAAAGAAATAGTTCCAGCGATTTCAATATTATTCATCATTTCACTCTTCTCCTCTCTCTCTGCAATTTCACGTCAATGGCTTTTTGCAGTTCTTCCGGCTTAATATCAAAAATGGACTCAAGGAAATTCAGACAAATATAAGCATCTGCCATCTCTTCCAAGAGTCCAATATGATCACCATATCCTCGAACCTGTTTACTTATCTGCTGTTGTAATTCTGCAAATTCTTCCATAACGATAGTGCATTTTAATTTCCAGGGATCTTTTGCAACGCTACGTCTTAATATTCGGCGACGTTCCTTTTCAGAAAGCTCTTCGTTACTTTTTAATCCCTGAATAAATCTGTATCGGTTCATCTGCGGCCTCGCTTTCCACCCTGCACAAGACATATGCAGAATACTCCAAGAATCAGTCCGACTGCCAAACCTAAAATGAAATTAAGCATTATTGTCACCTGCTTTCTCCAGTCGGATTTTAGCTGCCTCTTTCCTTTCCAGATATTCTTTCTCATCGATCTCATCGAATCCTACTGGCGCATCTTTGAAATATCTATTGACTTCAACTTTTTCACCCTGAGGTGTAACCACGTATAAAATACCAACCGTATCGTAGTCTCCATTCTTTGGATCTACCAGGAAATCTTCTGTATAAACACGATATGCGTCAATCAAAGGTATATAAGGCATTTTAATAGGAAAGAGTTCACTCATTACAGTATCGATTAAGCCGCTGTGATAGCTACAATGCGGATTGGCAATATTGATTCCATGGAAACGATTCACATCTTTATACTCAACAGTACCATCAGCTTTAACATCCTTGAAAAGAGAACTCATTCTCTTGCACTGGTAATGTTTGGAATCATCATTTCTGCCATGAACCTCGTTCCATACATCTTCAGTATCTTCAATCGGTGTAAGCGGTTTACCAGTAATCAGACGGTTGAGAATTGCTTTTGTGAACATAATACTTGCTCCGGAATGATTATCCTCGCAAAGACTCTGAAACGCTTTTAATGCACTCTCGTAGCAGGCACAACCATAATCGAATTCGCCCTCTTTACGATTTGGATTCTCATGATGGCAAGAAATCTTTACCTCATTTTCAGCCCATAACTCCATTCCTGATTTCTCTCTCTTAATTTGTTTGCTCATTTCAGTAATCTCCTTTTTCTTTTCATTCAAGCCATTTGTTATCGAGATAATAAAAACCGTAGACACATGCTCCGATTAAAATTATCCAGAAAATCCAGAATAACCATAATGCAAAGTCCGATTCTAAGTGATCTACGGTTTCATCAATCGTCATATTTTCATAAAATGGCGAATTATTTGTTATTGTTTTATTTTTTAATTCTGTAAATATCGTCCCGGTGTACTTCAAACCAACCCCATAGTATTTGAAACGTACATGAGATGATTCTTTTAAGGTATCAATATAATCATCATCCGGTAATTGAATCTTCTTACTTGGAAATATATGTTTCAAGAAAGATACCTCTTCGCAGGTCTTATCCTCACTCCCAACATAATCCCATGACCAATAAACCTCGGTTGTATAATATGTGTGAGATTTTCCATTCACAGTCTTTGTGTGAGCCACCTTACGAGTGTGTCTCGTGTAATGTTCTTCGACCTTTTGCACATACATATACTTTCCACCAATCTCCGGATAAGTAACAGTGTCGACAGCTTCCAAATCGCCATAGATAAATGCGTTTCCAATATCAGTCCGCATACCATATTCAAACAGATCTTGTTCTTTAATCTTTACCGCTTTGTTATACTTTTCGTTTTTATCCATCAAATGGTCTGAGATTTTGCCAGAAATTATAAACCCAATAAGTAACAGAACTGCAATGATAGATATACTTGCTAAGATCTCTCTTTTTGTGATTTCAAAGTCTCCAAAATCAAATCTCTTCATAAGCTTATTTCCCGAACAAATTCTGTGGAGCATCAACTGGAGCATCGTAATCCAAATATGTATACTCCTGAACCTCATAGCCGAGAATATCTAAAAAGATTCGTGTAGGGAATTTTCTTACATAACGTCTGTATACCTTTATCTGTTTGTTGTAGTTACTGCGATATTCCGCAATTAGATTTTCTGTAATAGAAAGTTCATTCATCAGTTCCTTATAATTTTCATTAGATTTTAATTCCGGATAAGCCTCGCTTACAGCTGCAATCGCAGTGGTAACATTTTCGATATCTCCGGTTGAACCTCGTCCTTCTACGATAGCAGTAAGTGTATCAGCTTCGTGTTTATCGTACTGCTTTACACAATCTACAAGGTTACAAACCAGATCCACACGTCTTTTTTCCTGAACTTTGATGTCTGAATCAGCTGTATTCACCTGCTCCTCCAGTGAAAAAGCTTTATTCTGCGAGCTCTGCACTCCGAATACGCCTAACATGACAACCGCAAGAATTCCTGCAACAATAATAAGAATTAACTTCCAACTTGATTTTTTCATTTCAATTTTCCTCCAATTAAATAAAACCCACAAGCCTGTAATAGACCTATGAGTTATTCTACTTTATTTTGTATTGACTTTTTCTTTCTAACACTATATACTGTGCTTCACCAAATATATGGAAAGGAGGGACTGTCATGGATAAAGAATTATATCATCCATATACAAATAAAGACGGTAAACTTGTAAGTGGCACTGCTTCATTGAACCACTACATTCATACCGTCAAAGGCAGCGTTCAGAATTATAATGATGAAATCGGAGCAGCATATATCTCTGAATTCGTTAAAGAACATTCTGATATCATTAACGCTGGGCTTGTTAAAAAAGCCAAACGAGACAAATTTAAAGTTGTCTCATAAATATCATAAGGGAGGAGTTACCGGCTCTTCCCTTATTTTATATCCAATTCAATCCCTCTTACCACCAAAATAGATTAATACTCCAGATCCGTTATATCTTCCAGAGATTTCCCGTCAAAGAACTTTGTAGTCATAACCTCTTTAATGGAGTGAGCCGTGATGCTTTCGTCACCGCTTCATTCCTTTTACACCACTATGCTGAATTTCTTCTGTGTTCTCATTCAGCTTTACTTTGATTTTATCGAGAATATCTTCTACCGTTTTCCTTGTGTCGGGAGCCAGCTTTATATACTTTGAATGTTCCTTGTACCAGTTGAATATTTCGTCCAGTTTTTCCTGAGCCCAACTGAATGCCCACCAGTCGCAGATCATTTCAATAATATAATCGTATGGCATCTCCAACACGATTTCTCCCTCTTTAGGATCGTCGTTGATTAACACCCAATACTGCCAGTGATGGGGATTTCTATGGATATGTAACAACCAGGCTTTCTGATAATTTTTCACCACTTCATAAGACCGGTTGTTTCCATAAAAATATACATCATAGGCATTGTATTCATCTGATTCATTTTTTGACTGGTCATGTGCAAATCCTGTTTGCCAGCCAGCATTAAGAGTATCCTTTACCACATCCGGTAAGTTTTCACATAGCCAGTCATAACCTCTTTTTACATTTGATCGGTGCTGTGCCAGATATTGATCGTATTGAAAACTCATGCCTCCGGCACCACCTTTCTCTTAGTCAGCTTATCGTAAAGCTCTCTGGCTTCTTCCCCTTTAAACACGTTGATGATATCCGCATTATGTCCTGTTTTCTTCCTTCCGACAAGTAAGATTCCAGAGTCTTCGTCACCATTTTCAGGTAAACTGATACTGACAATAACACTTTCAACCATTATTTCTCCGCCTCCTTCCAGTAAACTGGTTTTTCTGAATTTGCATTTGTCCCTTCAGCCAAACAATCATTGCAAGGATCACATTTTTCATCCCGTTTTTTGTATTCGCAGGTCTCACAATATTTTTCAAAATCGATCTCTCTGTAAATATCTTCCATTAATTTCTCCTCTCAGGCCGCAAGATTTCTTTGATGCTCTATGCTTCTTGTTCTGTCGTTTATATACTTGGATTCGTTGAATGTTTTCTTCTCTTTCAGTGCCTTACTAATAGCCAAATCTATACCCGACCTCGATTTCAAATGATAATAATATAAGTCAGTAAATGGAGTATTCATTCTGTCAATCCGTCCGGCTGACTGTGCCATTATTTTGTAAGAATAGTTCTGAGAAAAGAATATAATCGTATCAGTGGTAATACAGTTCCATCCTTCAGCTCCGGCATTATACTGCACCAAATAAGCCCACATATCTCCGGTTGGTATTGGTTGATGTTTGTGTCCGTTCCATTCAGCGATCTCATATCCAACCAAAATCCGTTTCAACAACTCTAACTCATAGTCAAAATTGTAAAATATAATTGCTTTCGGATGTTTTTCAAGAATTTCCAACAGTGCAATCTGCCTGGAAGTATCAAGATTCACAATCTTTCGCCACACATAACATAAACCGGCAGCATTGATGATCGGCTCTTTTTTGAATGGGTCCCACCGATTTTTACCGGCCATTTTGTAATTTGCAACATCATATTTGACATAAATATCTTCGTGATGCGAAACGGTCTGTCGTTTGAAATCCATATTAACAAGGATTATATTTCTCAATCGAATTAACCGTCCAGTGTTCAAATATCGATCTACTTTTGGAAATTTACTGAATCTACTATAAACAATATGTTCTCTTGTAAACTCGGTTCGGTTCTTGTAAAATCCATTGGCTATGAACACTGGAATATAATCCTGCCAGGTATCGCCTGGTGTTGCTGACAGAAGAATCCACTCGTTGGAGCGTGCAATTTTTAAGAAAGCTTTTACCCAAGTTCCTGACCCTATCACTCGCTGCTCATCAAATATAAAGAATGCATCCTTTAATTCTGCGTATTTCTTAATGTTGTTCCATGAATCAACAACCACCTTATTGGAATATAAATTATTCTCATTATGTGTAGACATAAGGAATGGAATCAGTTCCTCTTCCCATTCAAAAGTATCTCTTTTTCTTGCAGTTGTGATTATATACAGATCTTTTGGCGGATCGTCCATTGGAATATATTCATTCGTACCAAGTACTCCACCATTACGAACATAGTAATAAGCTAAGGACGTCCTTGATTTACCGCTACCGACACCTCCACATAGAATGCATCCATTTTTCATTTGTTCCACAGCTTTTAGTTGATAATCTCGCAGCTCAACTCCAGCCATTATTCACCACCTACAAAACCATCTTCCACTTCAAACTCCAGAGAATTGCCATCTAAATTTGCTTTTGGACCAGCCATAAGTAACAAGCTTGCGACAGATCCGCTCGAGAAACCTTCGCTTGAATAATAATTCCAGATACATTCCTGTACGGCTTTGGTCACACAAATTTTTCGGCAATCGTAACAAGTTTTTTCTGTTATCTTTTCTCCGATTATCTTTGCAGCGTTTTCGTAAAAATCATTAAGACTGCATCTGCATTCGTCTACAGAAATAGAATATCGTTTTTTCATTGATCTCCACCCTCCAATAATTTAGTAACACTCTTGATTACCCTTCGAGTATTCCATATATCTGAAAAATACATTGGTGTATACCAATAATTTTCCGAAGAATCATCTGCCGACATCGGACTGGAAAAAACAACTCTGGAAAGACGTCGGATTGGTTATGGAGTTTCCGATTTTTATAAAACCAGCCAAACCCAAAAGTGAAAGCTGAATATAACACATCAATGCTACGGTTTCATCCACATCCTGACCAACCATCAAAATATGATTCTGATAGTTTAAAGGATGCTCACATTTTTCAAGTCTCTTTCGTATCGCATGAGCACCGGCAATTAATGTGGCTCCAGCTCCACAACATGGATCATTAATCGAGATATAACCTTGTTTCTCTATTTTCTCCACAGCATCATCCATAGTAAGTTCAGCCATAAGCTCGCACACATGGTATGGTGTAAAGAACTGACCGTTTGAATGATTACTCAAACCCAGATCCATAAACATCTTTCCAAGGAAATCCTGTTCCTGATTATCGTTAAGAGCCATAAGCGTATCAGCCGCCAATGCGGGAAATATCTCTTGTTCCTCTTTGCCATAACGATGAATAATATCTAAATATCGTTTTTCTCTGCGCTCATAATTTTCTTTATCAAACGCATTCGAAATCGCACACGCATGAAGAACGATATAATCTCTCCAAACATCCCATACCCTATGAGAATGTGTAAGCTTTTGAAATGATTTTAGAAATTTTCTTTCCCAGTCAATTCTTGGTTCTGGTTTTTCAGTATTTTTCTCTTCAACATGCTTTAGTGGAACAGGATTATAAGTTGGTTTCCATTTAGGCGGTGTTTCTTTCGTTACAAATTGTTTTGGAGGTGACGTTTTCTTTACCTTAGATGATTTTGTTTTTTCCTTTCTTCGTTTCCAAAACATAGTTTTCTCCTTTCAAAAGAAAAGAGTGTCAGCTTGTACTGACACCCTCAAATATAATTAATTGAACGGAGGCTCTTCCGGCTCCTCGTCATCACTGTATTTTTCAGCAAAGACGTCCTCTTCGATCGTAACATACATAGTCTTGAGATATGCTTTGATTCCGGTCTTTCCGTTTACTTCCCATCTGGACGGACTGATAATCAGATCGGCATTTGCAATCTCAGCGTAATCCAACGTTGATACCGCTTCTTCATCCAGTCTTGTCTTTTTATTTCTTCTGGTTACCATATAAATCTTTGGTGGAATATTGTCGAAGCGTACCGCAACCTGAATATAATGGCGTGGGGCATCATCTTCATCTCTTGGCTGAAGAATTCTTACATTCCAGCCATCTTCAGCAAGTTGCTGTGCCTGATCCGGATCATCAATAACCACACAGAAGTTTCTGTTTCCGGCTCTGTTATATTTTGTTTCCTCCCCTCTGAAATTTCTAAACATAATACGAGCATTTTCGATAATAAGTTCATTAATATTAGCACGTGCCATAATTTTATTCTCCTCTTTTTAATTTTCTGGTTTATTCATATAAAGTCCCATAAGGACATCTGTAATATCAAAGCCGTTTCCGCATTTCATAGCTAAAGGCTTTCCATTGTCGAAATATGGACAATCGTAACAAGTTTTATAAGTGCCATCGCCGCAAGGCATACAGTCCGCATCGTTTGCTCCAAGCTCTTTAATATATGGATCATCAGAAACAAACCACTCAAAGTCACCATACTGCGAAATGGTTTTCACTGCTTCGTCAACAAGTTTGTCGTAATAGGAACGATCAATGCCGTCTTCTTTTCCAAGTTCTTTAACCATTTCTGATTCCATCCAACGATATCCTTTAGAGCCAGTTGCCGCATAATACTTTCCATCTTTCTCACGCATCAGAAGCCCTGCTCCATATCCATTTTTCATTGGACAGAACTGACCAACTTTTCCTACAAAGCGATAATTATGTCCCTCTGCAATTTCTGGATTTAATCGCTGACAAGTAGATTCAAATGTGGTATCAGAAATCAATCCCTTTTTGTAATCACTTTCTGCTTTGGCAAATTCTTTTTCAGCCTGCGATGCATCTGGCAATCCCTCATTCAAATCCAAATATAAAGAGCTGCTCACGGATTTAGTCTCGCACATATCTTCAAATGCGATTTCTTCTCCACTGAACAGCTTCTTAAATATATATGGAATCTGAAACTGAGTACCTGTCGCAGTCCAAGTTCCGCCTTTCTTTTCATTATCGCCTGGAACATATCCATACATTGCCCGACAGTCCTCAGCACTCTTATATTTGGCAATATAAACTGCATCGTTTACAAGTGTCATCCTGTCATATGTAGCCTCATGCTCAAACGTATAGCCGTATCTCTCACCGAAATCCATAACAAACTTAATGATTTCAGGCGTTGCATCCGGAATCTTAATCGAATCAGTTTTAATATGAGCAACCTGGAAGCCTCTGCTGAGAACCTCATTTTTAAGGTCAATCATAAACAACGCTCCTCGTTTAGCCACAATATTGTCAATATTTCTTGGATCTCTGAATGGATTAATAAAGGATGCGGATGTAAGACCATATACAGAGTTAATAGCAGTCTTCAAAGCATTTGCCAAATCTTTTGAAGTCATATCACCATCGATAACCCTCTGAATATATGGGGTAAGCTTTCCGTCCAGCATAGTATTTACAGTCTCCCATGCTTCGTGTTTGATGCTTACTCGTCCTTCTACAATCTCCCGGAACGCCCTGGTGAATTTAGGTCCGAACAGAACCTCTGCAATAGCACTATGAGGATGCATTGAAGAAACATCCAAAAGTGCAACATTTCCGTACATTCCCGGAACACCCTGTGCGAATCCACCTTCACCGACTAACTCTCCTCGGTAAGTTGATTTTCCATGGTCAAATTCATAACCTGGAAAATATGGAAGAATACTGCTTGTATCGAACGGAATCTCGTCTTTTCCGCTATTCTGCCATCCATAATGAGGTTCTTCCATCATCTTCGGGCAGGCTTCTTTTAGAAATTCAAGGCTTTCCTGATCAATACTGTCAACCGGCTTGGATAAATCCCTGTAATGGAATTCGTTCTGCGGATTACGATTCTTCCCAAATATAATTCGGGTAGTCAGACTGTTGGTTGTATCGTTTACAGTCATTTCTGCCAACTCGGAAAGAATCTGTCGTGCAGTCCAGTCCGCTTTCAAATATACAAATGCTGCCTCCGTTGCAATAACATCATTGTCACAATATTCTGCAACCTTTACCCACAGTTCCTCTGGTACCGGTTGATCCCAAGGCAATCCAAGTTCCTGATGATGCGTCCCAGCTTTAATGATCTGAATTTCTGTTTCTGAAAATCCTTTTTTCTGAAGTGTTTTCTCCGAAAGATTCCCCATCTCAATTTCCAGTTTCTTTAAGCTCTTTTTGTTTCCGGCAGAGGCAAAGTCATACACGTCTGTGTAGGATACGTTATATGCTTCACCAAAGAAACAGTTGGGGCTACCACTGATAATTCTCTGTGATAAGTTATACAACTGTTCATTTGTATATCCCATAAGTCGTGCATACAAAATATGATTATCGTATCTACGACAGTTGAACCCAACCAAACGGAACCGCATCAATTCTTCCACTTCACTTGGTGATGGATTGATCATTCTTATGACAGGTTTTCCGATACCTTCTATTTTCCAGTTCACAAGGAACAGGTTAGGAAATACTTCAATGTCATAGAAAACAAGTTTTGATTCCTCATTTTTTACAGCTGGTGACGAATCCTCAGACTTAAACTGCATCTTGTTTACAAGTTTGATGCAATACTCTGACTGATGTGTACTGTTTGCAGCGAATGACAAAATAGCATTTCTCATATCTGTGACATCATATTTCAAATCAGTCTCGTGTGCATCTTCCAGTATCTTATATATAAAGTCGATACTTGGCTTAGTTCCCGGATGAATCTCTTTGTTAAGATTGCGTTTTATCAGTGTTCTAAGCCCTTTCTCGCTTTTTATTGCTTCAAAATTTACCATTTTGTTATCTCCTTTCAGCGGTAAACCGGAGCTAATTTTTGCGATAGGCAGATCATTGCATTTGGACAGTTTACGTCTTAATGAACTCTTGCCTGTGAACACTTTAACTTCGATATGGTCGTCATACACTCTGCTCAATAACGCTGGATCTCCTGTGTAAATATAGTGAAGATGTACTCCTTGTCCAGATTTACTAAGCTCTGCATATGTCGGTGGCCATTTACTAGCTTCTGCGATATTCAATGACAACGATTTATTTCCGTTTTCATCTGGAATATCAAAATCAATTACAATATGGTTTTCAGGTACTTTCACGTAATGAAGTTTTGTTGGATCTAAACTCGATAATTTTGACCGAACCCCATTCCATTTTTTCAAAGGTGTTTCGTTATCGGACGCATATTGAGCCGGACAGTCCGAACATTCCTTATCAAATATGGATGTTGTACAATCATGAAACTCCATAGGATTAATTGCTTCTTCATTTGAAGACTTGTCCGATAAAGTTTCTTCCTCAAATTTTTCAGTCCGAAATCCAATGTAATAACTCCGAACTCTCGTTCCATCTTCAAGATTGAATCTTTCCTGAAAATCACGAAAATAGTTTTTAAGTTCCTCTTTAAATACCCTCTGCGAAAACGGATAACCCACTTTTGCCTCATCGCAATATGTTTTATACATTTCCCATGCGGCTTTTAATGTGGTTCCGTTTTCTTTCTTAAATACATGGTAGGAATCAATAATAAAGTTGTAAAAATCATTAGATGCTCCAAGCATGGTGATCGGAATGTAATCATCATATCGTCCTGGATTTTCCAAATATACTTCTTTGCAGTGATAGGCAATGGCACCTAATTCAAAATCAACCTGTTTTACTATTGTTTTGTATTCCTTAGGACTCAGCTTATTTCCAGATGGAGAAACATCAATCAGTCGTCGTATAAGACCTGATTTTGCATCTGTAATCTTGACGGGCTTATTGGTACCCATGAATAAGAAGCAATTAAATCTGTTAGAATATGTAGATTTGAATTTTTCATTTACTGTCATTAACTCATGGGAAACCAAACTGTTCAATCTAGTATTATCTTCAATCCTTGATAAGTCTCCATCATGCTGAATCGCAACCAAGGGGTTAGTCTTAAATGCTTCCAACGCAAATGAATTACTGGATGAGCCCAGTGCTTTTGCATCGAAAACAGAATAATATCCTTCAAAAAGCTGCTGAATAATATTGAGAATTGTAGATTTACCTGTTCCGGCAGCGCCGTAAAGGACCATAAATTTCTGTAACTTCTTAGATTCTCCAGATACAATAGAACCGATAGCCCATTCAATTTTGGTACGTTCCTCTACAGAATATAAAGTGGACATCAATTTCTCATAGGCAGACAAATCGCCAGCTTCAAGCGGATAATTCAACTTTTTGCTGGCGTAGTCTTTTTTATTGGTTTCAGTATTGGAAAATATAAGTTTATCATCAAGCATATGAAAATTATCTCTCATCTGCTTCTGACAATATTTGTGCCACGAATCTATCATTCCTGATTCAGCATCCCACATATGCAGGATTTTTATATCAGAATTGAAACGTTGGCGATTTTCATCGGCATATCTATCCAGTTCACGATCTATAAGCTGCAATGCGTCCTGCTCATCTGTAGACCACAAACCACGTTCCTCAATCCAGATAGCATAAAAATCACCACCTCGAATCATTAGATCCGAACTCTTTTTAATTATGAACTTAGGATAGATTTCGATTACGCCACGTTTGTTTGAACGTGTTGAAATCACCATAAAATCAATCATCGCATCCCTTTTCTTCTCCCTTCGGACGTTTCATCTCTTCGATTTCTTTCTCCAGTTTCCGGATTCTCATAGCCTGATCTCTCCGATCAATACCGGCAATAATCAGATTTGCTGTCGTTACAAATGCAAAAACTGTAACTCTTCTATTGAACCCATGCTGCTTATTAAGCCATCTTGTATGATTATATATTTTCATATCATTTTTTCTCAAGCTCTCAAAAATATACTCCATCATATTATCCATGATGTACCTCCTTACTTCACACCGTTCAGATACCAGTTCGCCTGATACCAGATTTCAACATCTCTTAAATCGTACTTACAGTGTTTTATCCTGAATAATCCACCTGCTCCGTCTCTTCCATAATCACGATCCAAGAATTTCTGAATTATTTTCTTCACATGATTCTTTTCAAACATAGAATCATCCATTTTATCCAGTTTGAGATTTGAAATCATTGTCCAAAACCATTTTCCGGTTCGATTCCCCACGTCTGGATCTGCCATGATATGTTCTTCCAGTCGAATGGACAGGGCTATTAACATTTCTAAGACACTGCAAGGACGAGTGTCCAGATATTTTGCAACCATTCTCTCGTCACATCCTGTTTCATCTCCGAAACGATATCGCAAATCAACCCCATCATCAAATCGATTTCCATCCATATCGATTGTGTATGTAAAATCAATATCGTGAAGCAGGTAAAAAAGTTTTCGATAGGACATATCCTCTTCACATACAAGATGATACATCCATTCAAAATACATATTGTTCATCTCGTCCTGCGTCATCATACCTCCATCCGATGTGGCATTCCCTGGATTACGTTAGAATATAATCTCTGATCCATAAGAACCTCATAATCGCATTTCTTATCGTCATTTCTGACAAATACAGAATCATCCTCATACTCCCCAAAGTGAGTCAGAGATTCAAATCCGATTGTTTCTTCCACATCTTCGATCATTTCGTCATTTTCATCTGCCAGCACCTGATCTGCATAATACGTAAGACTGATCCGATCGTAGTCTTCATTATCGCCAAACTGCTCAGGTGGAATAACATATGGTTTGCTCATTTTTGTATCCTCGCTGCTGATATCCGCATCGGAATATCTGGTGTATCCTTCTCTGCGTAATATCTCCGCACATTCTTTAATGCTTGGTTTTTGATTTGCATGCTCTGCCTTCACGCTTTCTGCAATGTTTTTTGCAGCTTTTTCAGTATTGCTCGTCTGCTCTCTTCTCGCAAAAACCTCTTTTACAGAATCGATTTCTTCCTGTGCCAACTCTTCGTATTTTTTCTTCACACAATACCAGGTCGCAGTTGCTCCGGAAGCAGCACCCAGAATAAAAGCCATCAGAAATATAGTTTTACTGCTCATTGCTGTCTTCTTCCTCCTCATCTCTAATCGTCATGACTGTAAGAGCCAGACCGCCAAATAATAAGGAAGCACTCAGAAGAATGCCTCCCGTAATATGACGTTTTCTCTCAGTATCAAGAATATAATCCATCATCGAAATAAAATTACCAAAACCATCCATCAGTGACGCTCCTTTCCGCCCATAAGGACTGCAATACCGCCAAAGAAACAAATACCTGATACCGCTGAAAATGTAATAGCCATAAATGTCATAATGCAGCACTCCTCTCTTAAATACGGTCAAGAATAGGACCATCAACATTGAAGTTCATTAAGATAGCGTCCTCATATCCGCCATCTTCTGTTTCACGATGAGTAACCATAACACCAAAATCAACAAAGTTATCTCCGTTCGGATTTCCTTCAGGATCATAAATCCAGCCAACAGTCTGGCTCATCTTTGTTTTTGTAATTCCAAGCATATCGTATACATCGCTCAGAAACAGGAATCCGTCTGCGATAAGCTTATCGTTTGCTAACGCCTGCTGTGATTTAAGCAGAAGCAGATTGTAATCCATATTCTCTTCATAATGTTTGCAGGTTTCATCGAAGAATCTGGCATAATCATCTACTGTCGGATTGGCGATATCAACTGTGGTTTTACTTTTCTTCTCTTTACCAGTTTCCGGATCTTTTATGGTTTCTTCAATTTTCTTCGCTTTGATGTTATAACGAAGTTCTTTATCCACATCCGCACCGAATCTTTCTACAACTCGGCTTCTATATTCTTTGAAAGATTTGTCAACAGTTGCATAAGCTGCTGCAATGGCAACGTTTCTCTTACGAAGAATATTATGAGAAGCCACAATACTTGTAATAGAAACAACTCCAAGAATGGCTGCCGGTGCATATAATTTCGCTACTTTGACTCCTGCCTGTACATACACGATAGTCAGATCTTTTTTCGCATCTTCTTTTGAATATCTGTCTGCTACAGATTCATCATCCATACATTTGTGAATGGTATCAATATTATCCTTAGATTCTGCCAGGACAGAGCTAAGCTTAGTTGTCGCTTTGCAGGCAATAACTGTGCTGGCCACAGTACCAACAACACCTGCTACAACTAAAATTTCAGGACTATGCTTTTTCAGCTTAACGGTCACTTTTCCAAAGGTAGATGATACCTTCTTTACAATTTCGTTTTTGTTCATTCTATTTTTCTCCTCTTCTTTCAAGATAATTAATCAAATGCTGTGTGTACCACATGATTTTTTTCAAATCCTGTACACCATTCTTTTTCTTCCAACGACAAGCATACTTCAGGATATTTCCAGTATCGGTAGCTTCAATACCGCTTAATTCAGAAGTGAACGCCTCAATGACATCAATTACTTCCAATCCACTCTCGGATTGATAGTGGTCCGGATGTGATACCATTGCATCGCCTGATTCATACTGCTGTGGCTGTAAAATTAACTCGGTCATCCTTGTCCCTCCTCTTTAATTTAATGGCAATGCTTTCGGCAATTTAATCATGTACCCTTCTCTTACTCTCACAACAGAAGCATTCCGGATATCCGACCAGCCATATTTATTGTCCGTATAATTTCCAGTAATCCCAACAAGATCGTAGAAATCTGCCACGCTGACCACTCCGTATGTATCAATAAGTTCATCCATACGAGACAAGACATCCTCTGCTTCTCCACGATTGTCCAGAATAATATCATCATATTCATAACCGGTTCGTGTTCGATTACTGCTCTCTCTATCTCTTCTTTCACGATCATCGTAATATTTTCGATAAGAAATCTTAGATGCAGAAGATGATTTTCCACGAGAGTTTCCGTTCACTCCCAAAAATGCTCTTACGGCATCAAGAATAATATCTTTTACTGCCGGAACAACAATGTCCTCGAAAATATAACTTTTAACATCGTCCACATCTTCCGGAACAAACACGTTCGTAATCTTCTGAAGTCCCGATTTTTTCTTCGATTTAGCAGATCCTGAAATAATCTTCTCCACTTTCTTTTCTGTTACCGGCTCGCTTTTTCGTTCTCTTGATTTATGAGAATTAGATTTATACTCTTCCATCGTTGTTCACCTCTTTATCATCGTTTTTCGATTCTTCAGCCTTGCTCTTGAGATATCGCTCAATGCCAGAAAGACTATTGGCGATCTTCTGTAAAGCTTTTAAAATATCATTATCATATCTGTCATGCTGTGCCATACATATCCTCCTACGCTCTTGCACTCATGGATTTAGCAATAGAGCTGTAAATATTCTGCACATTTGCAAGATTTGAATTGTAAGATTCCAGAATATCATCCATAGATGCCTGCAATTTTTCAGCAACAGCGTCCTTTGCCTCTGCTTTCACTTCTCTCTTCAATGCAGAAATATCAATATTACGAAGCTCTTTTCGAATTCTCTCTTTTGCTTCAACTTCCATAGACTGATAAGTAGAACTAACAGCCTTTTCAGCAGCATCACTGATTTTATTGTACATAGAAGTTTTTACATCAAATACGATGTTGTCACATGCCTCTTTTACTTTACGCTGTACCTCAGCATCTACTTTCTCTGATACCTGCTCTTTTATTGTTTCATTGATGAGATCTTTAGGAATATCGACTTTTCCATCTGCAATCATGGAATCTACAGACTTCCCTACAACTTCACTGACGTCTTTCAACTTCTTGTTAGCTCCGATTGCATAGCCAATCCCAAATAAGCCAACTGCTACACCAGCCAAACCGATTACCGCATCCAAATCAATATTCATAACCATTCACCATTTTTACCTTTCCTGGGAGAGTAATCCTTGCTCCCGAAATACGATTATTATTTTTCTTAAACTGATAAGCCAAATTGCTTCTGGCTTTCTTTTCAGATACTGCATATGTAGATCCACGCCATCGACTGGTAACGCAAGTTCCAAATTCCATAACTGGACCATCATACATATACTGATTCATAGGACACCTCCCATATAAAAGCAAAAAGAAAGAGCCCTAGATTTCTCTAAGACTCCATCTTCCTAAAACTACCTTCAATCTTTAAATTGGATCTTCTTCCTCAGTAACTTCTGTGAAATCAGCATCCACAACCTTGTCTGGATTGGAAACACTTTTCTTCGCTACGCGTTCATCTGCCATTTTTTTCAGTTTTGCTACACCTGGTTCAACTACAAATTTGCAGATCAAACCTCCTGCAAGCATAGCCAATCCAATTTTAGTAGCTGTACTGAAACTGTTATTGGTAGAAGTCGCTTTAACGATTTCCTCTGTTGCTGTTTCCATAACCTCTTCGCTGTTGTTCATGATTTCATTGTTGTTTTCCATGATTTGTTTCTCCTTTCAGTTTGTTGAAATAGGTTTTCGTTTCCATAATATAACTTGTAAATTTTGCGAATCACATCAAGTTTCGATAATCATATCTAGGTGCCGGATTGTACTCGATTACCAGGCAGGGTGTACCGTCCGTAGCAATCTGAGAACTGAAGTCAAGATCTAAATATCCTTTATCAATATTCCAGCCAAGCTCATCACCAATCACTCTAAGCGGCTCCAGTCCGATCTCATAATAAAATTCATTGAGCGAAATATACATTTCATTTCTCAGTCTGGCATCCAACTCATTCTCTGCTTTTTTAATCGCATCCATATCGGATCTGAAGTATCTTCCGGATATAGAATCGTAACACAGTGTATTTCCTCGTCCTGAAAGTATAACCTCTTTGTTCTCTACCGGATCTCTCTCAATATGCTCCTTAGCGACAGCATCTCTAACCGTCTGTTCTTTCTTTTCACCGATAGTTTCAATCACTTTTTTCTGATAATCTCTGAGCGTCGATTCTGATAAAGTGTAAGCTGTAGCTAATGCCGCATTTCGTCTGGCATTTACTGACCTAGCTCCGATGAGGCAAGCTATAGACACCATACAAGTGATTCCGGCAGGAATATAACATTTCCATGTAACTTTAATAAGATCTACCGGTTCCAAACGTGTAATCTGATTACATTCTTCACAACCAGATTTTTTCGCTTCTTCCAGAAGTTCACGATTCAATCGTCTTTTTTCGGATTCAATTAATTCCAGTGCTTTCGGTGTAGCTTTTACCGCCATTACAGTTGTTGTTACCATTCCGGTAATTCCGATACCCATTAAAATTTCAGGACTGTGCTTCACTGTGGCAATTTTTATACTATTGAAAACTTTTGTTAAATTGGGTTTCTGCATTTCTCAGTTTCCTCCATAATTTAATAAACCGCCCACAAGGGGCGGCAATTTATTTAACCAATCGGAATTCCGGACGAACCCCATAAGAGGTCGAAGCGAAGTCGTAATTCGCATAACCGAAGTTGGTCACAAAGGCAAAGGAAGCCGAAGAATACTCTTTCTTCACTGCATTACGAAGCCATCCCCATTTGCATTCGTTATTGAGGTATGCCACTCTGTTCTTTCTCAGTTTCATCAGAGGAAGCTGTTCGTCACCATCAGCCTCGAAATGCTCTTTATCCCATTCGTCATCCCAACCAACAACCTGTCCAACTGTAGGAATTGTCAGTTCTGTGAGTCTTGCTTTTAACTCCACTGGAAATTTACTAAGCAGTTCATGTTCAATCCACTTTTTCAGATCAGAGTTTTCATAGCCACCGGCGTTAGTGTTACTTTCGTTCATAGGTCTTTCGGTGATATAGTCGTCAAAAATAAAAAGAACGCTTTCGTCCGTAACTTCATGGGCTGTTGCGTCAAATTTTCCAATGTCTTTTAAATCAACTGCAATCTTGTCTCCAACTTTTATAGTTGCTAAATCAAGCCCTAGGTTCGGCAGACCAAATGTCATATTAAGCAACTCTTTAAACATTTCGTTTGCACTTTTCCATGGATACCGACCAGATTGTCTCGATGCGTCATTGGATGTTGAATATTTCTTTGCAAGCTCTTTAATCCCAGCTCTCTCAGCAACCTCGTCGAGTTTAACCATTGCTGCATCATATTCAGATGCTGTCACCATATATGACGTTGCTCGTCCCAGTTCTTCGAGTGTGGCCTCATTATTCAGCATTCTGCGAATAAGCTGTGCTACTGCCAGAGTTTCTAATCTTGTGCTTTTTCTGTTTTCGTTCATTTTTGTTTCCCCTTTCAGAAATATAAATTTTTATTATGTAACTACGCAATTAACAGGTTAATAATCCATTCAGCTAAATCTTTTCCACTATTGAAAACAAGACTTGTATCTGGATTAATTTTTGAATATTCATCCATTTGATCTCGAAATTCCTCGATAATCGGTAATGGCGGTGTTATCGGATTTTTTCTAAGACGGTCCAACAATTCTCTTGCCGCCCATCTCGAATAGCTCTCCTGCTCTAAGCTATATCCGTATTGATAAGTTAATTCTTTCAGCAATTTATCAAGGCAATATTGGATGATATAAATGGCTCTATCGGTTGGTGACTCCATACTTTACCCAAAAGAAAAACGAAAAGAGTCCGTATCAGGACTCCTCCGTTTCTTCTTTCTTGGCAAGTGCTTCGTTCACCTTAGCCTCAATTTTTTCATCCATTTTCTGTTCATCAACCCAATCGGTTAAAAGATTTACTCCAATGCCGATTATTGTTGCTGCCATTCCAATAGCCTTAATCATTTTACTGTTCATGTCGTCACTCTCCTTTCATAATAGCAGTTGTATTTTTTGCGAATGATTACTCCTCCATTACTTCTGGCAACCAGTCCATATCAATAACACAAACTTCAAGACCATCCTCCAGAACTGTTTTGTAATGATCAAAATCAATCCATGATAAGCCAGAGCTAATATTCCAGCCAATTTCATCGCCACCAGATATAGGTTCTATACCTAGGAATTCATAAAAATCATTTACTGATCGATACCCACCGATTGCAAAGTCACGATTCAAATAGTATTCAGCCTGAATAACTCTGTTGATAGAACTCTCAAAATATCGTTTTGAGAATGAATCATAAAACAATCGATTATCTTCTGGATCATGTTCAGCAAAATCAAGTGAGCTTCCGCCAAGAAGTCCTGTGGATGCAATATACATATCGTCAGCTTTTTCCACCGCAATAGCCTCCATGATTTTTCTGTGAGCATCTTCTCCATACAGTTCTTTCAGCTTATCCTTATAATCCTGGTAAGCATCATTGAGTAATGCATAGGCACTTGTGATTGCTGCCTGCTGGTGTTTATTTAAAATGTTGGCACCAAATATACAAATCATAGTTGCTGCTCCCATAACTACAGATGGAATATAATAAATCCACGCAGACTGGATCGCTTCCAGTTTTGTATAGGCATCTGGATCATTATGAGCATTTCTACTATCTGCTCTGATTTTTCTAAGAGCTTTTGGTGTTGCTTTTACAGCAAGCACAGACGTTCCAACCACGCCAGCAGCACCAGCACATGATAAAACAGTTGGTGAAAATTTCTTTAATTTTCTTGTGTTCACTTTCTTCATTGCGTCTCCTTTCATTCTATAGCACGCAATATTTCCAGGACATCAGTTAAAATATCTTGTGCGACAGAAAACATTAAATTATTATTTGGGTTGATCTGCGAATACTCAGTCATCTTCTTCTGAAATTCAGTAGTAATCTGAACGATGTCACTAATAGAACTTTCTTTCCTTGGGGCTAATCTCTTAGTAACATACTCTACCAATTCGTCAATAGCCCAAACTGAGTAACTGGACCTTTCAAATTCTTTGTTCAAAATAGAGTATGACGGAAACCACACATCCATTTGAAACGTGTCATAAAGCATCAGTGATAATTCTTCAATAGACATTCATTTACCAATTCTCCTTTCATTTTTCAGCAAAAATAAAAGAGAAATAGTGAGGATTCGGACCTCCGTCTCCAGTACGGTTATTGACTGGTGCTCTACCATTGAGCTATTCTTTCTCTCATAATAGCCTTTGTAAATCTTGCGAAGAAAAAGAAAAGAGGCGCTGCTCACGCCCCTCTCGGTTAGTTCAAACCGATACTTTTCAGAATTTTAATAAGCTCGTCTCTTTCAAGTTCTGCATCAACATCCACATGAAGATGTGTCTTTCCATCGTTGATCGTGGTGGTAATTTCATTCACCTGAATATCCACGTTATATCCAGATTTCTTACATACCACCATCTTCAACGCTTTGGAAATAATTCCTCTTGTGAATTTCGATACTATTCTCATTTCGTCCATGCTCCTTTTTCTCCTTTCAAAAGCTATCGTTATTCATAATAGGAGCTGTAAAAATGGCGAAAAGAAAGAG